TCACCTCCGCCACCCAGGCCTCGACCGCGCTCTACCAGGAGATCGCCCGGCGCGTGCCGGTGGTGCTGGTGAACCGCACGGTCGAGGGCTGGCCCTGCGACCAGGTGGCCAGCGACAACCACGGCGGCGGCCAGGCGGTCGCAACCTATTTCCGCGCCGCGAGGCGCCGCCGCATCGGCCTGCTCAGCGGCCCGCTGGCACCGAGCACGATCCGGGAGCGGGAGGCCGGCTTCCTCGCCGGCTGCGCCGGCGGGCCGGCGCCGGCAACAGTGCGGGTGGACAGCTTCACCTACCGTGCCGGCGCCGATGGCATGCACCGGCTGCTGGCCCTGGCCGAGCCGCCGGATGCGGTGTTCTGCGCCAATGACGTGCTGGCGCTCGGCGCCCGGGATGCAGCGCGCGTGAAGGGCGTCGCCGTGCCCGAGAAGCTATGGCTGATCGGCTATGACGATATCGAGACGGCAAGCTGGGCTGCCTTCGACCTGACCACGGTGCGCCAACCGATCGAGGTGATGGTGCGCCAGGCGGTCCGCCTCCTCCGCCAGCGCCTGGCCGGCGACACCACCACGCCGCAGCATCTTTGCCTGCCGAGCGAGCTGGTGATCAGGGGCTCGACCGGCGGCGCCGGCGTCGCCCGGTCTGCTGGCAAGGCCACGGCGGAGGTTGTCACACCATGACGTGATATCGCCTTTTGGTTGAAGGCGCTGAATGAACCGCCCTAGCATCGGCCTATGTGAATTCCAGTTCACAACCGGTTGCGAAAGGCGGGCGCCGTGCAAGCGATGGAACTGCGCAGGATACGGGCGACCGTCATCGGCGGCTCCAACACGCTGATGGGCGCTGCCTACATCGCAGATGTCCCGAAATGCGCACGGGCCCTGGGCATCGACCTCGAGATCGTCGCCAATCTGGCGATCGGGAACACGAGCAGCCTCACCGGGCTGATGCGCCTGAAATCGGGCGCGCAGATCCAGAACTCGGACCTGCTGATCATCGAGTATGCGCTGAACGACGTGTCGCTCTATGGCGACGACCGGGCCGCGATCGAATGCTGGGTGAAGTCATACGAGGGCATGATCCGCCATGCGCTCACGGCGAACCCGGGCATCCGCATTCTCTCCTTCGTCCTTTACAACCAGCAGGGCTCGCACCGCTCCACCCTGCCCCTGCTGCCAGCCGCCATCGGCTACCTCTCGGACTGGTACGGCCTCACGAAGGTGGACGCCCATCGCGAGTTCGCCCAGCGCTTCGGCGCCAGCTATCCGGAGGTGGCGGGCCTCTACGCCGACCCGGCGCATTACAGCCGGCCCGTCTTCACCCGCCTACTGGCGGAGCTGCTGGCCGCCGGCATCAGGAAGGCGGCCGACCGCCCGCCGTCAGCGCTTGCCCTGCCGCCGCCGGTCGATCCCGCCAATTATCAGCATGCGCGCGTCATCGCCTGCTCCACGGCCTGGCAGGGCCTCTCGACGACGACGTTCAGGAATTCAGTCTACTCGGTTGAGGCGGTCGAGCTCGCCAGCGGGACGTCGAGCTACAGCTCCAGGGCGGGCGGCTGCTGGCGGCGCTCTTTGCCTGCACGCCCGATGTGTCGCGGCTCCATGTGGAGCTGGACGGCAGGACCCATGAATGCGCGACGCTCCGGCCGAGCATCCGTGACGGCAAGTTCAGCTTCCTGCTGGCGACGGTGAACCTTGAGGTCATTCCGCCGCCGACGGCGGATGGCAACACCCGCTACCGCCTCTCCATCGACCCGCCGCGCGGCGCGCGCCATCCCGGCGCCGCAGCGCGGAACGGTGCCGCATGCGGAAGGTCCCGAGGCCAGCCTCCCGATGGTGGCGCTGATGCACACCGGAACCCTCACCGGCATGCGGGCCATCGCGCGGGCAGAGGCGCGGGAGCCGGCGGCGGCCTGATCCGGCAAGGAAAGGCGCGCCCTGAGGGACTGCATATCTCCTGACATATCAATACGGTAGGCTGGCAACCCTCCGCCGAGGCGCCACGGCGGATCAATAACTTACGAGGCAATTGGCAACCCTGCAGGCGGCGGAGTGGGCTCGCCCAACTCCTCTTCCCTTCCAGCCAATGTTCGCATTACGTTCTCATTCATGCCCCACCGCGACTGGCCCGACCCCACCCCTCCCGAGGACCGCGGCCCGGACGGCACGCTCCGACTGCGCTGCTACCTGAAGAACGCCGACAGCACGTGGTTCGCCGCCGGCTGCACCACCTGCGGCCGTTCGCGCCCGATCGGCGTCCGGCCGGCGGTCGAGATCATGGGCACTGCAGAGGCCTCGGTCGGTGAGCTCGAGCGCCTTCTGCGGTGCACAGTCTGCGGCGGGAAGCGCGTGCAGATCGTCGTCGCGCCCGACACGCGATCGCCCGAGGACAAGCGACTGCAGGGGCCGCTGCCGCAGACGCTAGCCGGGTTGGGACCAGAGGAATGAGCCATGGGCGCACCAGGACTCGACGGCCGCCCCACCCCCATCTCCCCGCTGTGGCATGCCGCCAACGCCCGCCTCAAGGTGACCTGCGGCTGCGGGCGCCGAGAGACGTTCCTGATCGCGGACGTGTTCGCCGGGCAGCCCCGCGATGCCAAGGTCCGGGAGCTGATGGAGCGGCTGCGGTGCCACGCGTGCAAGGCCAGGCCGCTGGAGACGGAAATGCTGCCGCCGATAGGATGGGGGCGGTGGTAGGCGGCACGGCGAGGCTCTGATGTGCGGACGGTTCCAGCAGTCGCGGTCGGCGGCCGAGGTGGCTGCGACCTTCAGGACCGCGGGCCCGACGCCCAACACGCGGCCATCGTGGAACATCGCCCCGACCCAGAATGCTCTGGCGGTCCGACGGCATCCGGAGACCGGCGAGCGCCACCTCGACCCGCTCCGCTGGGGCCTGGTGCCGCGCTGGGCCAAGGACGCCACCGCCGGCGCTCGCGCCATCAACGCGCGGGCCGAGACCGTCGCGACGCTGCCGACCTTCCGGGACGCCTTCCGCAAGCGCCGCTGCCTGGTGCCGGCGACAGGCTTCTACGAGTGGCGCACGCCGACATCGCCCAAGGGGCCGAAGCAGCCCTACAGCATCGCCGCGGCCGACCGGGGCATGCTGGCCTTTGCGGGGCTCTGGGAGGGCTGGCGCTCGCCTGACGGGGAGATCCTGCGGACCTTCACCATCGTCACCACCGATGCCAACGCGCAGATGCGGCCGCTCCACAGCCGTATGCCGGTGATGCTGCGAGACGAAGCGTGGGATCTCTGGCTGAACCCGGAGGCGGAACTCGGCGACCTGGTGCCGCTCTTCGGGCCCGACGCGTCGCCCGAGCTCGCCATGTGGCCGGTGTCGCCGCGGGTGGGACGGGTCAGTGAGGATGATCCGGACCTCGCGGAGCCGGTGGAGGTGGCGTAGCGCGGCGTCGACTAGGCAAGGCTGGGACGGGCGACGGACATAGGATAGACACCAGCTACACCCCGAGAGGAGCCACTCAATGAAGCTGGCCGAAACCATGATCGCGTGGGACCCGAAGACGGGCGAAGTGAAGATCGGTCCAGTCCCCGACCGAACGGGATGGTCCCGGCATCTGCCTAAAACGGTCGGCGCCTGCTACGTGGATTTTCAGGAGGCATCTCCGACGGAGAAGCTCGTTCACCTGTTCACCTACTTCGTCGCAATCACTGTGCACGACGGCGTCGACCCCGCTGTGGTCCACAAGGCCTTCTTGGGTATCGACGAGTATCGCAAAGACATCGTGGGCGAGGACTAGGAGCCGCGGGGCGACTAGGTTTATCCGAGCCCGTGGAGCTGGATGTGCGCTAGGGTTCAGCCCCAGATCAGGTAGCCGGCCGCCACTCCGCAGGCCCAGAATACCAAGCGGTCGATGAGCCGGCCCCAGCCCTGCCCTAGGGCCGGCGAGGTGAACGTGTGCTGGTCAGCCACGGGAACGCCTCATGCCCAGGTACAGATAACGGCGTCGCGCTACCCGGCGATGCAGGAGTTTGAGTGCGACCTGGGGGTGGCGCGCGAGGACAGCTTCAGCGATGGGGTAGAGGAGCCGCCGGCGAAACGGGCTCATCCACGGCTCTGGGGGCGATTGCTGCTCAGGCATCGGTGCAGCCTTCCGGGAACGGCGCGCTCCGCCCAGCACCTCGGGCAGAAGTCCTCGCCGCTGTCGCAGGTGCGCGCATCCTCCGCGAGCACTTCTTCCTCGCAGGCAACACAGGTGAGCCAGCCCTCGTCGCCATAATCATCGGGCGGCGCCTGCCGGTTACAAGTCGCCGCCGCGGGTCGGTTGCCTTAGCCTGCAGATAGCCGGACTCGGGCTCCCGAGAGATGTACCGCTGCTCCAAATTCATCAGCGAGGCGGGATCGCAGCGCGTGCCAGATCAGCCGCTGATCGGAGTCTAATGGCGGGTTGGCCCGGACGACGCTTGCATGTGTTGGGCATGGACCGAGACGGTCATCCTTCTCGGTCGTGGGATCTGCATTCACGCACACCTCGCGGCGGCCGGCAGTGTCAAGAATCGCGCGCAATCGCTCCGCACAAACCGATGCAACGACAGGATCTTCGGCCCAGCCGTTCTCTTTGTTCGCGGCGATTGCTCGGCGGAGCACCTCTTCCGGAGCAGTCTTCTCGCGTCGCAGGACAGACACGGTCTTGCCGCCCCTCTGAGCGAGTTCGTCCTTGCTGAAAGCCGCTGGGGTTAGGCGCGCGGTCCCACTTTCATCTGCGATCAGCCAGTCACGTATGGGGACAAAGCGCACAAGCGACTCTGCACCATCGACAGGACTAGGCGCAGGTGGCGGAGCCAGCGCCTCACAAGGGCATGCCTCCGCACAGCTCGAGCAGCCCGTCATGCGTGGAAAAGCTCCACCGCCTCATAGAAGGGGCTGGCAGAGTCTACTGAGAGGTCCAGGTCCTTACCTAGATCGGTACGGCCGCCGCCAGTGACGACCCAGACCAAATGATCGTCCGGCTGAAGCATGGCTTCCAAGCGCCTACCACCCCTGAACCATGTAAGGGCGATCTCACCCTCGGCCGATGGAGACGCCTGGGGGAGCGGAAGAGCCGACGGAAGACCACGCAACAGCAAACGCGCTCTGTTGAGCAGCGTCGGCGAGACCAGCACCGTGCCCTCGCCCGCCCAATCGGCCGGCAGGCGAGCAAAACCCTCGATACGCCGCCATAGAGCCGCAAGTGCAGCCATCCGCCAAGAAGGAGACGCGCCGCTAACGGCCAATTCCAACAAGTTCCGGCGGGGCGGTCGATAAGCAAATGCTCCGCGCGTTACGGCATAGAGCTTGTGCTCACCCATTGAGGAGAGATCGACAACAGAACGAGCTGCATTAACATCCAGAATCGCGCCGGCGTCCCGCCGCCAGTATTCCACCTCAGCGCTCAACAGAGACGGCGGCGGACAAATCGCTGCCGATGGAAACGCGCCAACAACATGATTGAGCTGCGCCATACTTAGTTCAACCCGATACGTTGAGCCATTTCCTGGTTAAGCAACATTTTTATAGTGCTCTTATTGAGGTCGTGCAAATACCGCATTGCGCCCTCCGCTTCCGGTGCTTCGCCTGAGAACAGCCCCTCTAGCGAGTGCGGAGTAGCAAGCTGGATCTCCAGCGTCTGATCGATCCTGAGCCGCCAGCCGCGGTTCGGGTCCTCTGCCAGGTCGCAGGTCAAGGCATCAACCTCGAATGCGCTCGGAAACCGGCGCCACCCAGAAGGGCGTCGGACGGAGTGACCCACCTGCCATGCTTGGTTGCGGACATAAACTTCACGAGGGACGCGCGGTGCCTCAGCAACAAACAATTCGCCAGCAGACACATCTGTGGGTGGCCCCGCCCAGTTAAAGACGTCAATTATTTGGTGAGCGAACCCAGTAACCAGAAGAGGAACAACCGGGCGTCCGATCGGGACCTCTTGGACGGCGGCGTGGGCGATCAGCGCGTCAACCACCGTGCCGAGCCAGAGCGCTGCCTTAGGCCACAGATCGTGCCAGCGTCCGTATTGCAGAAAATTGACAACAAGAACATTCTGATCAACCGCAAGTCGGGCCTCGAGGGACCCATCACGCTTGTATGAAGCCATAATCACCGGCGCTGCCAGCGGAGGCGGAGGGCCACCGGGAGGGACTGGCCCCAAGAAGAGATTGACCGTTGGTGGCGTCTCTAGCTTCGGGAGGTCCTCCGCAATGCGCTTGTGCGCAAGCTTGACAGCCTCGGCCTCGTCAGAGCCCAAAGGGCGAGACAGGCGGATGATGACCACCGCCTCCAGAATCGCGTTCCGCGGGTTAATCGGTTCGAACGCCAACGCCGTCTCCAGTCCTCTTGCGCATCAATCTAGACCGCCTCCCGGCCCCATACCAGTCTATGCCGAAGGCATCTTTCGCCATGCACACCGAAGGCCGACTACGAAGTCAGCGGAAGTTGCAAGACAATCTTCCTAGTATATCCAACTATACAGGTTACATGGCGGCAGTGCACATTAAGGGCCCGTGATGTGATGCCCCGATCGCTGGAGGAACCTATGCCTGCAGGAGCTACGATCACTAACTACCGCCTGGATCTGACGCCCAGTCGTGATGCTGTTGCCATTAGCTTCAGCACCGAAGATGGCGCCGCTTCGCAATTCACGCTACCGGTGGGCCCTAGCGCTTCAGAATTTATTGGAAAACTCATTGAGCAATTTCAGTTCGCTGGCAATTACATGCCGGCACCACCAAGTGAAAATCGTATGGTCGACGGTGTATATCCGACCTATCCGCTGATCACAGGTATCTCCTGGAATATTCATCCACAGACCGGCGAGAGATATCCCCTGTTAGTCGTGGATTATGGCGGCTGCGTGCTCGCCTTTGCGATCGATGCAGCATCGGCCGAGGCGGCCCTAAGGGTAATTGCGAAAATGCAGCCGAAGTAACCGTCTCTGGCGACACGCACCCCACCGCTCTAACCCTGGCCGTGTCAGCAGCACACGCGCTCGGGCAAGATCGCTGATCCTGCGGAAGCGTCATCGCCAATCCGGGCAGCCTAGGCTACCCCCACCACCTCCCGCGCCGCCGCCCAGCGGCGCTAGCGATAGTTTAGGAGGCCCGGAGGCGCATCCCTAGGGCAGCCGCCGCCGCGGCGGCACCTCGTCGCGACCCAGGAAGCGCCCCTGGGCGTCATAGCGGCGGATCTGCCCGCCACGGCGCTCCGCCCGGCCAGTGAAGCGCCCTTGGGCGTCGTAGGAGCGCGCCGCGCCGGTCTCCCGGCCGCTTCGCTCAACGCGGCCCAGGTAGCGGCCCTGGGCATCGTACCGGCGCAGCGTCTCCGCCTGGGTCGGTGGAGAGGCTGCGAGCAGCAGCAACAGCAGGAGCCCCGTCAGCGGGCCGCCGCGCCGCAGCGCTCGCCAGAGAGGGGTTGGTTGCCAGTCAGCCACGAGACCCTTCCTCCGGATAGGCTTCCGCCGAGAACGGCGACAACCGGCCCGCTTCAACCTTGGCACGTAGCATCCGCAGGATCGCCACTGGTGAAGCCGTGCCCCGGCGAGCTGCGGGTCATTTTGTCCCTACTGCGCGACCGATCCAAGCAGCACAGCAACGCCTAGCCAGCCAACGCCGAGTTCGGGGTGTGCGGCCAGTGCGCCCGTCAGGGATGCCCGAGCTGGAAGTCGGCACAATGCAGGGATCGCGCCCTGCCCACCCCGCCCCCATAACCTCAGGTTGCGTTCAGGCCAGGACGTTGCCAAAGTTGGACGGATTGGATGACGCGGCCCGCGTCGCCCGCCCGATGAGGGAATGCGCGTGCCAGAGTCGCGAGAGATGAGGCCCCGAGACTGCGTCTACGCGGCGATCACGGCGTTCCTGATTTGCTTGGCGGGGCGGGAGGCGCTGCGATACGCGTCCCACCATTGGGACGAGCTGCCGCTGTCTCAGTGGCAGGCTAAGCAGCCTGACCTAGCGGGTCAGGACACGAAGGGCGGCTAGGCCACTGCTGCCAGCGCCTACTTCTCCACTGGCCTCGCCAGCAGCCATACCATCACGAGGCCATCATCGCTTCGGCCTTGGCCCGCTGGCGATGGGCGGATTTCGCCGAGCTGCACCCACGTAGTAGGATCGCGCCTCGCGGAGCGGAGAGGCGCCTGAGGTGAAGAGGATCAAAAAGGAGCTGCGCGCACTAAGGCGCATCTCTAAGACAAACCCGCTGTCCACCCTGCTCCGTATCTTTGTTTATGGAAGGATTGGAAGGCGGACCATCCTGCCGGTCAATGTACTCGGGCAGGACATATACATCAGAACCACGACTTCCGACCTGGAAGTCGCAGTGTCGTCGCTCGGCGGCGAATATTCCTGCCTGGACCGTGCTTACCCGAAATCGCATAAGGGGCTGATCATCGACGCCGGCGGATACATCGGGACTGCTGCCATTGCCCTGGCTGAGATGTATCCCCAAGCGACTGTCGTTTCCATTGAGCCAGCCCGAGAGAATTTCGAGCTTCTAATAAGAAACACCCGGCACCACACAAATATCGTCGCGCACAACGCCGCCCTCCTTCCACATTCAGAGAGCGGGCATGTCGATCTCATGAACAGGGGCACGGGTGAGTGGGGCTTCACTGTAGTAGAAAAACCCGCTGACCGGCCAGCGCAGCCCATTCATAAGGTCGAAGCGATCTCGCTTGCCCGTCTAATGGATCTTTATGGCTGCGATCGAATTACGATCTGCAAGATGGATATTGAGGGCGCTGAGCATAGGCTCCTGATGCGTCACAGCTGGCTAGAGAAGACCGACATATTGATGATCGAGCTGCACGAGAGGATTGTGCTGGGCTGTGAGCAGGCATTCGAGGATGCCACCAAGGGTCGGTTCACCTATTCCGCCGGCGGCGAGAAACTGGTCTCGGTTGGGAAGAACTACTTTCTTCCGGTGCCTCGCACAGCTGTCGTCGAAGGGGCGCCCGGCTAGCGGACCCTCGGGCAGAGCTACGCCACCCCCACCGCCTCCCGCGCCGCCGCCCAGCGGCGCTGGCGGTCCTCCAGCCCGTTCGTCCCGCCGTTGATGCGCCGGGTAATCGCGTCGAAGGCGCCGGCGTCGGCGAGCGCGTTGCAGCCCATCTCCGCCCACCAGCGCGCCGCGCTCTCGGCCGTGCCCTCGCGGGTCTCGAGGTAGCCGGCCACCTCCGCCAGCGGCAGGCCGGTCCAGCCGGCCACCCGCTCATAGGCCGCGCGGCCGGTGTGCTGGATCAGGCCGCGGCCCCGGAACGCCCAGCCATCGCCGGCGCCGGCGGGGCGGTTGCCCAGGCGGCCGCCATAGGCGATCTCGGCGATCTGCTGCTGCTCAGCCGGATGGCCCAGCCGCCGGCCAAGGCGCCAAGCCAGGTCCGCGTCGAATCGCTTCGGCCAGACCAGCTGAAGCGCCTCCGGCGTGTAGTCCAGGCTCTCCACCAGCCGCCGGAAGCCCCCCGATTCATGCCCCACCTGCGCCAGGAAGGCCGCCAGGCGGTCGCGGGTGGTGATTCCATGCGACCGGCAGGCCGGGGCCAGGGCGGCGGCCCAGGCCTCGGCGTCGGGCGCGCCCAGGGCCTGCAGCATGGCAGGCGTGGGGCGCACCACCTCCGGCGCGGCGTCGGCATCGCCGATCGCCAGCACCGGAATCGCGGCCTGGCCTGGCGGCAGTCCGGCCGGCGCCGCGGGCGCCTCCTGCCGCAGGCCGAGGAAGGCGGAGAGGCGGGCCAGGAGCGTCATCGCGGCGCGCCCCCCACCAGGGCGCGCAGCGTCTCGTCCTTGCGCGCGCTGCCATTGCTCGAGCCGATCCAGAACTGGACGACGTTCATCGCCATGGCCCCAAGGGTGCCCAGGGTGATGTACGCGATCTCCTGCGAGCCCTCGGGCAGCGCCCTGGTCAGCACCACCCAGCAGCACAGCCCGAAGGCGACCAGCACCAGGATGGAGACCAGAGGCGCGCCCCAGGCGATGGCGGAGCCCGCCTGCGCCAGCGCCACCGTTTGGTTCCGGGCGCTGGCTAGGTCGGAGAGCAGCGCCTTCAGCTCGTCCTGTCTGGCCTTCTCCGCAGCCGCCTCCCGCTCCGCCGCGATCTCGGCGAGCCGGATGCGGAGTTGCATCGCCACCTGCGGATCCCGGATCGCTGCCTCGACAGCCTCCGGGGTGTCGGCGCCGACGGCAGAGCGCACCGCGCCGAGCACCTGGTCCGCCACGTCACCAGCCTTCTCGCCGATGACATGGCGCAGCAGCTCGGGCGCGAGCGCGCCTATTGCCGGCAGCAAGGCCGGCAGCAATGGCAGAGCCATCACCTGCTCCTCAGATTATCGGATTGCCGCCTGCCCGGCGGCGGGGGTCACTGCTTCGGCAGGCCGAGGCGGGCGCGAAGCACGGCCCGGGCGATGTCGATCATCGCGGCCTGGCCGACCATGCCGGCGGTGAAGCCCGCGGCATAGAGCAGGCGCCAGTCCTCGACGCCCATCGCGCCGGCCGCGACCAGCCCCAGGGTGCCGAGGCAGAGACCAGACACGGTCTTCGGGATGAGCAGCCACGACAGTTCGCGCTCGGTGCCGTGCAGTTCCCGCGCCAGCGCCCCAGCCGCGCCGGCCGCAGCACCGATGGCGAGCTGCACGCCAAGGCCGTCGAGGTGTTCGGGTGTCGGCATGGCTCAGCCCTCCAGCGCCGCCGTGACGGTCAGCGTGCCACGCACATCGCACCAAGCGGCAGTGGATGAGCCGCGATAGACGGCAGGCGTGCGGGCGGAGGCGCGCGCGCGGAAGCGCAGCACGGCGGTGGCGGCCATAAGCATCCTCTCTGTCGGTAGTGCCGGCGGGGACCAAACAGCGAATGGGGCGCCCCGCTCAGCGAGGCGCCCACCACATCCAGAGCATTCGGCAAATGCTAGGCGGCGATCCCGCTCAGCAGGTCGCGGCACAGCGACCAGGTTAGGCGGTCACTCTCCTCAGGCGCGCCATCAGCATAACTGCCAAGTGACCGATAGGCGATGCGCGCCTTCGCCCGGACACCGTCCAGAGTGAGGGCAGGCATGACGTACAGATCGGCCAGGAGCTTCTGATACTGGCCCGTGATCGCATCTAGCCGATCTATCACGGCGTCCGGTGGACCACCGGGCACATCCGCCCATGGGTCCAGGAGAGCGTCCGACTTCGCATCGAGGGCGTCGATTGCTCGGCAGATCCGCAGCAGCTCCGCATCTGGGTGGGCAGCAGCTGCCGCGGTTGGTGCAGCCGCGGCGGCCAGAATCGGAACCGCGGTCAGCGCCACCCGGCGAGACAGGAGAGGCATCAGTGCGTGCCCTGCCCGTTTAGTGCCGCGGCGGATGGCGTCACGGTGATGGTGACGCTGCCCGGCGCGGGCGGCGCCACGCTGTCCAGTAGGTCGGTCTGCCGGAGCGCCTGCGCCATGGCCGGCACCCAATCCAGGCCGAGCTTCACCCAGAGCTGAGCGCCAGCCCGCTCCCCGAAGCAGCGAATAGCGGTGCTGACCTTCCTCAGTTTGAGACTGTCCGGGGCCTGCAACTCGCTGTCCTCGCTCTCGGCCACTTGCGGCAACTCATAGCCGCCCGCTTGCCGGATCGTGGGCAGGACCTCCGCTGTAACCCACTTCCGAAAACGGTGCGCCACCGTGCCTGGCTTGGTCGCGTCGCGGCTGCGAAGGATCAGGGTGTAGAGGCCGCCCTCGGAGACTGTCAGCATCTCCTGATCTCCAGAGGGGGTCCGGATTAAAGCCGTACCCCTCTCATCCTCATCCAGCTTGGCGACGGCGCTACTCACGTCGGCTATGCCGATGGCCCGGCAAATATCCGCCGCCACGAACCATGGCGCGGAATTGCGTTCCACCACTCGCACCATGGCTTCCCCCTCGAAGAGGAAAGGCACTATCTTCTGTTGGCTCACGACCGAGGTTCCTGCTCGGGTTGTGGGAAGGCCCCTTTTCCCGTTGCAGCGGGCTTGGGACCGGTTAGGGCCGGCGGCGGGGTTAGCCTCGGCAGGTAGCCCCCGCCGCCGGTGCGCCGCCCTCAGGACGGCCGTTCTGTTCCGCGAGGCGCGCGACCTCAAGGCGGAACACGATCTCTCCGTTCAAGCTTCGGCAGTTCGCCTCGGCTTGGCGTCTAAGCCAGGTCTTGAGAGGTGCGCTCAGGCGCACCTTAAGCTGGCCTGCGGACTGCTTTGTCATGCCTCCATCTCCGGACCATGGATCGCAATGACACCGAATGGTGTCGTAAATGATGGAAGCATGGTGTCATTCTTGGTGTCAACGATGAACCGACATGCAATTGATGCTAGCTAGCAGGCACACTGACACCGACGCTGACACCGAAATGGACACTGGCAGCCAGGACATGGACACCGAGGACCGGCACGTGCGGATCACCCTCCGCATGCCCAAGGAGCTTCACGCCAGGCTCCAGGCCGAGGCTGATAATAAAACAAGATCAATGAACGCGGAGATAGTCGCACGCCTTGAGCAGTCGTTCGGTCCCGCTGCGCGCTCCGCCGACGTCGCCCAGCTACATAATCGGATCGCGCTTCTGGAGGAACGACTGAAGGGCCATCACACAACAATTGCTGCATCCGCATTAATGATCGAACACTTCGCGGGAGTTTTTGAAACTCTACTTCGCAATCCTCAGGTGCGCGCTGCCGCAGAGGAGCGCCAGAAGGACGCGGAGACGCTTCCAGAGAAGCTTAAGGACGTCGCCGCGCTGATGCATCGAATGCTCAGAGAAGAGTCGGCGGATTCTCGGTAGGCCCCTCCCCTACACCGCCCAGGCCCGTCCACTCGGCTAGAGCTCTGGTCGCGGCCTGCTGTATGAACCGGCGGTCTAATCAGGCCGGAGCGACTTTGTGACTTTCGAGATCCCCCGCTGGCTGCGACCGCGATGGTGGCCAAAGGACCCCATGCGTGCCGAAACCCGCCGGTGGTTCCGGCGCACCTGCAAGCCGGCGCTGCATGCAGCATGGGAGGCGGCAGGAGGTCGCATTGGCCCCTACACCTATGGCCGGCCAGAGGTGCTTGGCTTGGCCAATGCAGTGGCCCGCCAGCGGGTCTTCACCATCGGAAGCTTCTGCTCGATCGCCGAAGGGGTGCGACTGTACCTGGCCCACGACCATGACGTGGAAGCCATAAGCACCTTTCCCTTCACCGCCATGTTCCGCCACCTCTGGCCGGAGGCGCCGAGGGCGGGGTCGGATCCCATCGAGGAGGGGTCGATCCATATCGGTAGCGACGTCTGGCTGGGCGATCAGGTGAGCGTCATGTCGGGCGTGAAGATCGGAGACGGCGCCGTCGTGGCGCACCGGGCGGTGGTCACTCGGGATATCGGCCCCTACGAGATTTGGGGCGGTGTCCCGGCCCGAAAGATTCGCGACAGGTTCCCCCCTGAGGTGCGGGATGCGCTACTGGCCAGCCGGTGGTGGGATCTCCCCCTGGAGCAGATCCGCCCTCTCGCGCCGGCGTTGCTGCAACGCGATCCACAGGTGCTTTTAAGCGCCCTGCAGAGGCCCTAGCGGCCACACCGCGGCCAGCTCCTCCGGCGTGGCCGCCGCATCAATGCGCGGGTCTGCAGGCGCGTCGCGGAGCGCCTGCTTCTGCGCCGCGACTTCGGTCTGGCTCGCCATGTCGCCTGCCTCCACGGCGCGCATGAACGCCACATCCAGCACTGCCAGCAACGGCGCCCGCGCAACGCGGATGCGGTCGCGCTGGATTGCGCGCGCCTTGGTCATGTCAATGGAGATCATGTCTGCGCACCCGTCTCCGCCGCGGCCCGCGCCGCTCGCTCTGCAAACCACGCCTCCGGGCCGAGGCCGAACCCGTCAGGCGCGCTGAAACTGGCCGACCAGGCGTCGCGGAAGGTGCGATCCGCCGGCAGCTCCTCGACGGAGACGATGCGGTACGGTACGCCGGCCGGAACGTCCTTCCGCGCCACCTCCTCAATGGGCAACTCGCCAGTCGGGATCAGCACGGCAATACCGCCCTCACCGTTGGGATAGATCACGCGCATGGATCAGCCTCCGGCCACTTGCAGGCACACGATGGACGGGTCCGTTGCCGGGCCGCCGGCCCCATAGAGGCGAATGGTCACGCGCACGCCCCAGATGCCTATCTCCTCGACCGTCGTCACGTAGCCGCTGAGTGCGTTGTTGCTGCCGACCACGCTGTAATTCGCGTTCGGCATGGCCGCCACATAGTTGGCGGTCCAGTTGCCCGTGCCATGGTCGGTGATGCTGCTAACGTTGAAGCTGCCGCGCATTGCCGGCGTGCCCTGGCCGTTAAAATTGACCCAGGCTTTGACCGTGTTGTACGCCCATATCGCGCCCGCGCCGCCATTGACGCTCACATCGGCCGGCAGGTCGAAGCCCCAGCCGTTTTCGACGTAGACGCCCCACTTGTTCGGCTGCACCTGCCAGCCGATGTAGCCGCGCCGCACGGAATCCGCGGTCATGAACTCAAGGATGCCGGGCTCGTTGACGCCACCCGCAGTCATCCGGGCGAAACCGCGGCCGGACACCCGGGCCTCGACCGACGTGTCTGCGCGGATCGTGCCGGCGACGTCCAACTCGACAGTCGGGCTGCGACGGATGCCGACGTAGCCATTGCTGCGCTTCATCACGAGCGGGGTGTCGAGATACGCCCCGGCGTCATTGAAGCGGTTGATGACAAGATCAGAACCCGCGTTGCCGCCGGTCTCGGCTGAGGTATCGCCAAGAAGGACCTGCCACCGCAGCGTCGAGTTCAGGAAGCCTGAGATCGCCGTGGTCTGCCCGGCCGCGGTCTTTCTCAGGGTAATCACCGGGGTGGCCTTGGCGATGAGTAGGTCACCGCCCAGAGTGAGACCGCCGCCCAAGATGGCCGACCCCGTCATGCTGAGGTTGCCGCTCCCATCCAGGAACAGCGTCTTCTGCGCCGGCAGCACGTTGTAGACCACCACAGAGCCGGTGAAGTTCAGCCGGCTCGGGCTAGTGACACCGTGCACGGACGTCCAGAGCGGCGTCCCGCGGCTCAGGATGTTGGGCGTGCCGGCCGTGACCGTGCCGACCTGGATCTCGGTCTGGGATCCGTCGGTGATCGCATAGTAGACGCTGACCCCAGACCCGAAGGTGCCCACGAAGCCAACATAGCCCGCCGTCGGGCCGATCAGGCTCATGGTGGTGCCAGTGCCCGGCGCGTTCGCCGTCTCACGGACGCGGTTTGCGAGCATGCTCTACAGCCTCTCGGTGATGGTCGCGGACCAGGTGCGCAGTTCGGCGTTGGGCGTGGGCATGGCCATGGGGCTGCTGGACGCCAGCAGGCCGAAGACCGCCTCCCGCTGCACATGGGTGCCGGCCGGGAACGGCACGAAGAGGATGTTCCGCCCGCCGGCGGCCGCCTCCTCCAGTTCGGCCGCCTGCAGCCAGGCCTCGTCGCCGGACAGCGCCGGCAGGGAGACGGCCCAGCGGCGGCGGGTGGAGCGCAGCGTCACGTACTCCCCGCCCGCCCGCGTCCGCACCACCGTCTGGTCGCGGTCGCGCGCCACCGCCCCGCCAGGCGCGATGTTCACCTGCGGGCTCCACGCCGGCCCGGCGAAGGCCAGCGGGATGTTGAGGAAGCCGTCCGGGTTGGCGGGGTCGCTGATGTCCACCCGGGCGCAGCGGCCGGTGACCTCGGCGGGCGCCACGGTCACCAGCTGGCCGTAGCCAGGGGCGACGCCGGGCTGCGCGCCGCTGTCGTAGGTGACGGCCGCGGCGTCGAGGGTCGAGCCGGTCGAGCTGAGGGCCGCGGATTGGCCGGTCGTTAGTGGCGCGGCGTAGTAGCGCACGCGGCGGAAGGACGCGACGCCGCCAGCGTCCCCGTGGAAATACACGCGGGAGAAGCCAGCGCCCGTGGCCACGATCCCCGGGCCGCTCTGGATCTGCTGCCCGTTCACCCACGCGTAGGTTCCATCCGGCCGAAGGGTCAGGACGGCCCGCGACTGCCCCCCGCCGCTCGTGACCGGGGAGTTCGGGGAATCGATGAGCGTGGTCGGGTTGACGAACAGGTAGGCGTCGTACCCCGGGGAAGCCCCGCCGGCCCAGGACCGGAGGGCGGCCTGGGTGCCGCCCACGGCGTTGCTGCCGACGTCGAGGCGGGCACGCCAGATGGCGCCACCCGTGCCGAGGGTGCCGTACAGCCCCGTCTCCACGCAGAGCGTGCCAACCTCAGGGGCGACCTGCCCGGCCACCGTCCACGCCGACGCATCAGCCCCCCGCGTGGCGGCCTGCGGCAAGCCGGCCGGCGGCAGGATGGGCGAGGTGCAAAAAGCGCCCTGCTCCAGTTGCGGCAGGGACACGCGGAACGTGACGTCGACTGCACCTGCAGTCGTGACCCACAGGTGGACGTTGACCCACGCCGCGGTCTCCGGGGCCGATGCCCCCTCGTTCTTGAAGCGCTGCGTCCTCAGGGGCGCTGAGGTCGGCGCTATGTTCAGTTCCTTGGCGCCCGCAAACCCGGCCGCGGCGGTCGAAAACCGAGTGCGCAGGGTCACCGCATCGCCGGGCGCCGAGGGCAAAGTGCCCGCGACTACCCGCACGTTCAAGGCCGACGACCAGACCTGCCCAGAAGCTGCAGCAATCGTGCTGGCTACGGCGAAGGTGACGGCCGAGGTCGATAATGCGCCGGCCGACTGCACACGCACCTCGGCATATGGCATCCCGTCCTCGGTGCCCGTGCCGACGAGGCTAGTCGACCCGGAGAGTGACCAGCCCGATATGCTGCTCTCGCCGCGCGGGTTGGGAATTTCGTTCTTCCTGGACGCTTCGTACAGCGCACCCAGGCTCTCCAGCGTCACGGGGTCGTAGACGTCGTGCCGCAGAACACCCTGCGCTGCGGTCTGGAGCACGCCGTTCTTGTCGAAGTAGGTCGCCAAGGCAGTCGTCGGGCTGTGGCCCCGCGCATGTACGAAGCCAGCCGGAGCGACGAACCCAGGCCCAAACTGGAGGTCGATGGTCGGCGTTGCCTCGATCACCGATTCGGCCGGGCCGACGCGCCAGCGCACCGTCGCCGCGGGCGTCAAGTTGGTGCGCGCCAGCAGGAACGCCCTCCAGGTCTCGGCCGCACCCGCATCAACCACCAACGAGGCCTCGGTCACCCCCGCCGCCGTCTGCCAGGCCTCGGATGGCGCCCCCTGCTGCGTCTGGAGGTTGCCCGCCGACAGGCCCGACGCCTCGGACGAGGCCACCAGCGCGGCGGCGCTGAGAACGAGGTTCTTCCAACCGAACAAACTGTTGCTCATACCAGCACCTGCAGCAGCATCGTGTCGTCCTGCGCGCGCAGGCTGTCGCCCACCACCTGGCCGAGCCAGCCGCCGTCGAGGTCGTGCAGCGGGTAGATCAGCGACACCACGTCGCCGATGTCGCGCTTCAGGCCGATCTCCATGGGCACCTCCACGTCATAGAGCCGGCGCGCCGGCACCGTGCCCCAGAGCGCGCCCAGGGCCTCGGCCAGCGCTTGGGCATGCGCCTGCTGCAGCAGCGCCGTGGGCAACTCCGGCGGATCCTGCGGGCGGCGGTAGGCCGCCAGCACACTCGTCGAGGCCCAGACGGCGAAGCGATTGGCCGCGGCGAGGAACTGCCGGCGGGCCTCGGTGACGTCCGGATCCAGATCCGACGTCTGCACCGTGTGGGCGTGCTGGTAGCCGACGCGCCAGCGGTAGGGTGGCGGGTCGAGTGGCGCGCCGAGTGCCCGGGGCCGCAGCGAGACGATCTCGGCCGTGGTCAGGCGCGCCACCGGCGTCGTGCCCGCCGGCAGCGCCCGCAGCGCGACCGCCCGCAGCCGGCCGTCGCGGGTTGGCACCAGGCGCGCGCCCAGGCTGGCCAGCAGCAGCCCGGCGGCCGCGGCGCCGTCCGTGGCGTCGGCCCAGTGCCAGCCGGCGGTCCAGGGATAGGCCGCGTCCAGCGCCGCGAAGGAAGTCGTGTCGAGGAACTCGGCCGGCAGGACCATGTCCTCGGCGAGCAGGTAGCGCGCCACCGCCGCGGCGGTGCTCTGCGCGCCGGCCACCACGAAGGCGCCGGTGACATCGACGGTGACGGGCCGCACGGGCCGGGTGCCGAGCTGGACCAGGCCGCGGCTGTTGTCGGTGCGATACTGCCCGGCCGGCGTGACGCCGCTGTAGAGGTCCGAGACGTTCCCGGCGAAGGGGATCTGCGCGTCCCCGCCCTCGTAGAGCGCCACCACCGTCCCCGGCCCGTCCGTGTACTGGTAGATCAGCGCCACGGGGTCCACGAGCACCGGCGTCACGTTGCGCACCGGGTAGCTGCTGCTGCCACCGCGGGTCTTGGGCTTCAGCTTGCCCGCCAGATCAGCCGGCCCCTCCAGCCCGCCGGTGCCGGCATAGGTCTCCGTCTGCAGCGGCCGTTCGATCCAGTAGCTGGCGTCGCGCAGCGGCACGTCGAGCACCGATTCCTCGAGGAACCAGGGCTGGCCGATGCCGCAAAACACCTCCGACAGCTCGGCATAGGGTGGGTCCACCAGGTAGCCGCGGGCGGCGTCGCGGGCCTTGGTCCCCATCAGCACCCGCACCCGCCGGCCGTCGGCGTTGCTGGCGGCGGCCAGGGCATCGTACTGCCGCCCGGCATTGGCCAGGCGCAGGCTGCCCCAGCCGGCCGCCACCGCCGCGCCGGCCGGATCCAGCCGCATCGCACGGTCCAGGGCGAAGGCCTGCTCCACCGTCGGCGGGTAGAGCTGCAGCCCGTCGGCATCGCTCTCCCGGGTGCGGTAGCCCATGTCGCTGGCCCGCACCGTCTCGTCCGCCTCGGTCGGCCCGGCCTCGCCGGGGTCGTCCGCCCAGGGCTGCGCCGCCCAGGGCTCGGCACCGCCCGGCAGGGCAGCGCCCGGCCGGAAGGCGTCCATCTCGACCGCGAAGAAGCGGCTCATGCCGCGAGCCTCGCCGGCGTCATGCCGTTCTGCCGCACCTGAGCCTGCAGCCGCTCCATTGACGCGTTCAGCCGCACCAGCTCCGCTCTCAGGATCTCGGTGTTGCTCTTCTGCTCCCGCGCGAAGATCGAGGCCGTCAGCTTGTCCTCATCCAGCGAAGTGCCGAGCGTGCCGAGGGCGGAGGTCACCCGCTCGAACAGCGCGGCGAAGCCGGCGCCGCTGCCCTCCACCTCCTGGCCCAGGTTCAGCAGCGTGCCGGCCGCGCCCTGCAGGCGGGCGAGCGCGTCGAAGTCGCCGCCCTGCGCGGCCTGGAAGAGCCGGTCGAACTCGCCCTGCGCCGCCACCAGCTGCGCGCGCGGCGAGAGCGGCGAGAGGCTGCCCGCCTGAAGCCCCGCCACGTAATCGGCCAGGGAGGTAATGACGGCGGTTGCCGTCGGCGCCGCGGCCTCGACCCGCTGCTGCTCCAGCTGCTCGATGGCGCGGGCCCGCCCCTCCTCCAGCGCGGTCTCCGCCAGGCCGAGCTCCTTGGCCTTCTTCACCGCGTCGTCATAGGTCTGGTTGAGCTGCTTCAGCGCCTCCTCGAAGGCGTCGAGCGGCTCCGCCGCCTCAGTCAGCGGCTGATAGACCTGGGTGAACCAGTCCAGGTTCTCCAGCAGCTTTTCGCTGTTGCGGCCCGAGGCGTTGACCACCTGCAGGATGTCGCCGGCGAGCTGCCCGCGCGCGCTGTCCACCAGGCCGAGCGCGGCATCCTGCAACAGCTTCTGGACACCGGCCTCGCTGCGGTCGTACCGGGTGCTGCCGCCGCCGACACCGTGCATGCGCAGGTAGATGCCGTCGCGGTTGCCGACGCCGACGTTCAGGCTGCCGTTGATGACGACGCCCAGCGCTTCCTCGAGCTTCGCATCCAGGGTCGCGATCTGCTCCACGATCTGCGAGGCAGCATCGCGGTTCTCCTGGCTGAACTTGCTGCCCATCTGGCCGCCCTGCACGATGCCGTAGTCGGCCAGGTCGAGGGTGGCGTTGCCCTCCTTGTTTGAGGGCTTCTGGCCGGGGAGGATGCTGCCAAGGATGGTGGAACCCAGCGCCACGAAGGGTGCCAGCGGCGCCGCCGGCGTCATCATCAGCGCCAACGCCGCGGCGTTGCCGACGGCCTGCACCCCGCCGCCCAGCCCGCCGCGCTGAACCCCCGAGTAGATGCCGTACCCGTAGCCGAGGGTTTGCACGCCGGCGCCAATCGCCTGTCCCCAGGTGGCATTCGTGGCCGCGTTCGGGCCGAAGATCGGCGTGTTCCACCAGCCGGGCATCATGCTCGCGCCACCAGGGCCGCCGACGCCCGGCATTGTCATGCCGCCACCGGCGGCCGGGGCGCCGCCGCCGACGCTGGGCGCGCCGAGCCCGCCCAGCGTCGCCCGCGTCCCGCCAAAAATGCTGTTCAGGATCGGATTCAGCACCGCCATGCGCAGCCCGGCCTGAATGACCTCCGAGAACACCGCCTTGGCGATGTTCTTGAAGTCGACCGCCTTCAGCGAGCCGTTGGCGAAGGCCTCGGTGATCGCGCCGCCGATCCGGTCGAAGGCCTGCTCCCCGATCCGCGCCAGCTCGTTCCAGCTGCTCTGCTGCTGCTGCAGCGCGCGCGTCTCGTCGGCGATCTGCGCCGCCATGCTGAGGCGCCGCTGATTCTCGGGGCTGTCGATGTTGGCATGCGGGTCCTGCAGGATGCGCTGCCGCTCGCGCAGGATCGCCAGTTCTCGCTCGCGGACATCGACGCTGGCCCCGACGAGCTCCGCCTCGCGCCGGATCAGCTCGAGCTGGTTGCGCTGGTCCTGCAGCGCGCGGGCACTGGTCAGGCGCGCCTGCGCTTCGGCCTGCCGGGTCAGGGACGCCGTCAGGCTGCGCGTCGCGCGCTCATGCTCCTCGCTACCCTCGGCGCCGTAGCGCAGCGCCTCGGTCCAGGCCCGCTGCGCGATCTCCGCCTCCGCGCCGGCCCGGGCGCTCTCGAGGTAGGCGTCGGCGACGCGGTCGGTCCAGTTGACCTGCTCGTTCGCCGCCACGAGCGCGGTGTTCAGCTCCTCAAGCAGCCGCCGCTGCACCAGGCGGCGGGCCTCCGCCCGCTCGGCCACGCTGGCATGCGCGCGGCCCTCCTGCCGCGCCGCCTCGTCCACCTGCTGCTGGGCCTGCGCCAGCTCGCGCGCCGCGCCCTCGGCATAGCGGGCCAGATCGCCCTGCTGCTGCAGGCCGCGCAGGAACTCCGCCGTCGGGCCCGCCATGCCCTCCAGCTGCGCCCGTAGCTCGCGCATGGCGTCGCGGATCGCCCGCGCCTGGTCCGGCGTGGCCCCCGGCAGCGCGTCCCCCAGCTGCCGCAGCTGGTCCTGGACGTTCTCCCGCTGGTACTGGCGCGGGTTGATCTGCTGCACCAGCGCCATGGCGCGGTTGACGCGGTCGTTGGCTGGCTCCGCCGCCGCTGCCGCGGCCGGCGCGCCTTCGCCGAACAGGAAGCGCGTCAGCCGGTTGTCGGTCAGGAACCGGGCGATGGACGCCAGCCCTTCGACCAGCGCCGTCACGCGACGCACCACCAGGGCCAGCCCCGCGGCGAGCGCCGAGCCGATCGCCTCCACCACCGGCGACAGCGCCTGCCAGAGCTGCGTGAAGGCCTGCGACAGTTCATCCATGGCCCGCTGCAGCGGCGTCTTGGCCATGTCGCCCGCGGCGCGGTCCAGGGCCTCGATCACCAGCCGGTTGGCCTCCGCGACGCGGCCCTGGTTCTCCAGCCGCTGGATGGTGCGCACCAGGCTCTCGTCCATGGTGCGCAGGCCCTCGTCGGCGAGCTTGCGGGCGGCGGCGGCCGGCTTGTCGAGGGCCTCCGCCAGCCGCGCCGCAGCCTCCGGCGCCGTGCTGCCCATGACGATGGCGAGGCGGTTGGACAGCCCCACCAGCTGTTCGAGGTCCGCCGCCGAGCCGGCGAAGCCGCGGCTGCCCGCGATCACCTGCCCGGCCGAACGGGCATCCGCCGTGCTGAGGCTGGAGGAGGCCGCCATCCTGCGGGCGGTCTCGTCCACGGTCCGGGCGAGGGCCTCGTAGTCGTTGCGGGTGGTGCGGAGGCGATTCGACAGGCCGTTGAGGGCGCGGGCATGGGTCTCGGCCGCGATCGCCGCGCCGGCCACTGCCGCGGTGGCCACGACAGCCGCAGCCGCGACCGGATTGATGCTGGCGCGCAGCAGCGCGAAGGCGCGGCCGATGCCGCCGACGGCATCCGCCATCTGCGGCCCCTGCTGGATCAGCACCAGCAGCGGGCTCGTGCCGCCGGCCAACTGGACCGCCATGTCGGCGATCTGCGGCGAGAGCTGCTGCAACTCGCGCCCCGTCAGGCGCATGGACTCGCCGGCGGCGCTGTTCATGCGCTGCAGCGCCCGCAGCCGCTCCTCGGCCTCGCGCGACCGGTTGCTGAGGGTTGCCAGTGCCCGGGCGGCCTGATCGGAGGTGATCTCGCCCCGCGCGACGCCATCGGCCAGGGCCTTCTCGGCATTGGCCAGGTCGCGCTTCGCCCTCTCCGCCTTGCGCGCCGCCTGGGTGATCTCATCGGCGGAGGAGACCCAGCCCTTGGCCGAGCGCTCCGACCGGGTGACCCGCTGCTCCGTCTCGGACACCTGGGCGCCGAGCCGCTCGACCGCCTGCCGGGCCGCCTCGGCGCCGGCGCTCATCTGGTCCTCGAAGCGCGAGCGGAAGACAGCCTCGGTCACCTGCGAGACAGTGGCCATGGGTCCTCCTAGCTAGCGGGCGGAGATGACGAGTGCGGGACTCTCGACCGGCCGGCCCTGGTTGCGGCCGGCGCGAAGCAGGTACTGGCCCGGAAAGCGCATGGTGTAGACGCGCTTTGCGGTCACGCTGTTGCCGAAGCGGCGGCGCACCGCCGCGGCGGCGTCGGAGAAGATGCCGGACGGCACGCTGACGCGGAGCGACTGTCCACCCACCAGCTGCACGTCGAGCTTGCGGCTGTAGGGCTGCATGTTGCCGATGACGATCTCGGACACCTCGCCCATCGTCACCGGGTTGAAGCGGGCGGCCGGCACGAAGCGGCCGTCCAGCCCCAGGTAGAAGCTGGCGCGATAGGCGCCGCTGTCGCGCGGTGATCGCTGCTGCAGGAAGCCGAGCGCGAAGGCCGCCGCGGCGGCCATCTGGTCGAAGCGGTAGACGATCACGCCGTCCGGCCGCACCGATTCCTCGGCAGCGCCCTCGCGGCCGTCGACGATGCGCCGGTACTGCTCCGGCGCCCGGCCGGAGCGGATCAGATCCGCCACCCCGGCCTTGGCCGCCTGCGCCAGCGCCGCCGACTGCTGCTGCGGCGAGAGCGCGCGCGCGAGGAAGACATCCACGCTGCGCCGGAACGCCGCACCGCTCATGTCGCGCCCGCCTTCTGCCGCGCTTTCCAGCAGTCCATGAACACCGCGTCCATGACCTGGAAGCAGCGATCAAGGAACACCGCCTGGTCGGGCCCGTAGCCGTGGCGATCGGCCCAGGCCATCACCGCCGTCCAGGGGATCCGCCCGGGCTGCGGCCCCGCCATGCCGCCGTCGATCCAGGGGCGGTCCTGGTGCAGCCGATGCCAGGCCCGCCAGACCCAGTGCAGCCAGTCCGCCAGCTCCGGGGCCTGCGGCCGGCAGTCGTCCTCATCCTCCAGCGCTGCCAGGAAGCCGCCGAAGCGGCCCCAGGTCAGGTGCCACCGGAGGACCTCGGTCAGTTTCCCGAGGCGTCCTCGAGATCCGCCGTCCGGCGCTGCCCGACCTTGCCGGCTGCCTTGAAGCAGGCCACGACCAGCTCGGCGTAGTTGGGGTCGCGCAGCAGGTCGCAGAACTCGTCATGCGTGACGGGCTTGCCGTCGTCATGGGTCAGGTTGCGCACGTCCAGCACCACATGCTGGATCAGGCAGTCCACGTTGATGCTGCGGCGGATCGCGCTCGGCAGCTTCGACACGTCGCCGCCGAGGCCGACCGCGGCGCGGCGCTGCCGGGCCGCCTGGGCATCGAAGTAGGCATCGGTGAAGCCGCGGGTGCGGATCTCGAGGTCGTCGTATTCCTCGCCGACGCGCACCCATTCGCCCTCGGCAATCGCCTTGGCGTCCTGCTTGAACGAACTGAGCTTGGCCATGGTGGTCTGATCTCCTGCGGGAGAGATGCGGGGTTGCGGGAAGGTGGTGGCGGCAGCCCCCGCAGGCCGCCGCCACCGGTGCGCCGCGCGGCGCTACCCGGCCGAGGCCGGGATCGGTCAGGCGGCCGGCGCCCGGTCGATCTGCAGGGTCTTGCTCGTGGTGGCGTCCGGGTTCAGCTCGAGCGCGAACTCCGCCATCACCGCCTGACCCGGGCCGCCGGCGACGATCTGCGGATTCACGATCGTGGTGTTCAGCCCGGTGAAGACGTAGCCGGCGCCGGTGTCGTCCGCGGTGCGGAAGGCGATCCGCCCGACGGCCTCCGACTTGAAGCGGTCGTACAGCGTGAAGTCCTTGAAGAAGGTCCGCAGGCGCCCCGCGCCGGTGAAGGTGCCACCCAGCATGCCCGCCGCGGCGGCGCTGCCGAGGCCGTACTGCGCCGCGGCGCCCTCGTTGGTGAGGTCGAGCGAGAAGCTCTCCACCGTGGCGCCGATCGCCGCGTCATCCAGCAGCAGCGTGCCGAGGCCGGCGACGGTGTCGTGCACGCGGCCCGTCGGCGCGGCGGTGATGGCGCCGGTGGAGGCGTCCGTGGTCGCCTTCATCTCCTGCTGCGCGGCCAGGGTGAAGCTGCCGGACACTGGCTGGCCGAGGGCGGCAGCGATGCTGCCGGCGGTCACGTAGCTGCCCGGGTAGCGCAGGAACTGGCCAGCCCCGACCTGCTTCTGGAGATAGAAGCTCTGGAAGTTCACGCCGTTGCGCAGCATGGAGCCGCGGATCTTCGCCGCGGTGCCCGCCGGGGTCTCGTTCGTCACCGTTTTGCCGGCCAGGGTGATGTCCTGCGCCGAGGCCTTGGCCGAGACCCGGTACCAGCCATTGTTGGTGTTCGCGCCGGGCGCGAAGCCGGACAGCTTGATCCACTGGCCGACGGCGATGGCGGTGAACCTCCCGGCCGTGGTGGAGGTCAGCTTGTTGCCGGTCGCGACCGTGCTGATGTCGCCGGCGGCGCTGTCGATGGCCAGCGGCGTCGACCAGTCGTCGCCGAGCAGGCCCGCGAACAGATCGTCGAAGGTGCCGTAGGACAGGGCGAAGCTGATCTGGCCGCCGGCACTCTCCTGGGTGGTGATCGCGGCCGAGGCCTGCCGGCTGGCGTTGATCTCGCTCGGACGCTGGCGGGTCTTCTGGCCCGACAGGCTCTCCGAGGTGAGGCGCAGCGCCTTGAAGGCCACGCTGGGCAGCGTGCCCCAGGCCGTCTCGGCGGCGTAGCTCAGAACGACGGCATTGGTCTCGACGCCCGCGGCGTAGCCCGCAGTGGCCATGGCTCATCTCCAAAGCTGTGGAAAGGCCGCGCGCGGCGGCTGGATAGGCGCCAGCGGCGCCGGGATCACCGGTCCTGGTAGCGGTACCGGATGCTGAGGGAGAGGCGGTGGTAGACCCCGGCGGCGTCACCGGGCCCGCCGGGATCAAAGCCCGCGCCGTCATAGACGACGGGCCCCGGCGGCAGGCCGCGGAACAGGTTCGCGACCGCCTTGCGCAGCGCCAAGCCGTCCGTGACGCCGGTGCCGGTCGGCACCATCACATGCACCAGGATGGCGCCGTGCTCCTGCCAGACGCCGGCGCCGCCGAGCTCGATCGGCTCCGACAGGTCGCCGGAGATCTCCACCAGCAGCCACGGGGCGGGCGGCTCTGGCTTGTCGAAGGCCTCGTTCGGCCAGGCGAAGGGCACGCCGAGGCCGCCGGCCTCGAGCCGGGCACGGGCATCAGCCCAGACCTCAGGGCTGCTCATGCGCCACCCCGTGCCCAGATGCTCCAGCCGATCAGCGCCGCGCCCTCGTGCACCGGCCTTGCGGCGCCCTGGATCGCGTAGCTGCGCCCGTCCACCACCAGGCGGTCGGGCTTCGCCGGCGGAGTGGTCCAGCCCGCCGCGGCGATCTCTTCGGCCAGGATCTCCACCCGGACGTCTCCCTGCTGCACGCCGCCCAGCAACTCCTGTGGCTGGTAGTCCCGCAGGAAGCCCACCAGTGGCAGGTCAGGCTCTCCGTTGCGGCGCAGCACCATGGGGCGGCCCTTGCCGGCGATCTGCCGCCGGCGGGCCTGCGCGAGCGCGCCCATCAGGCGAAGGAAATCCGGCGCCAGGGCGCCAGCAGGCCGGCCGCCTGCGGCGGCAGCCCCTCCATGCCGCCGCGTGGGTCCAGGAAGCTGGTGCTGCCCACCCCCTCGACCGCTTCGGAGCGAAGCAGCGGGTCGCGGCCGCGAGCATGCCACATGGCCGCCGCGGCCAGGATGCAGGCCCGCTCGATCTCGGGCGGGAGGTCGCGGCCGTCCTGGCCCGGCAGCAGCCAGCCGGCCGCGTAGTCGACCACGATGCCGGTGGCGATCCAGCGGCAGCGCTCGCCGGCAGAGAGGCGCCAGAGCAGGCCGGATGCAAGATCGGCCTCCCAGTTCTCGGCCGCAACCGCCGTGCCCGCCTCCGTGACGGCGGTGATGGCCGCGACCGGGCCGCAGGAGAGGACCAGGACCTCAAGCGGGCGCCAGAGGCGGAAAGCCTCCCGCAGCGTCTGGCGCGCCATGGCCAGGCCGCACCAGCGGGCGGTGGCGGCGGAGGCCTGGTCGAGCAGGCCCTCGAGCGCCACGTCGGAGGTCGGGTCGCTGGCGGGAATGGACAGCTCCGCCTTCAGCGCCTCGAGCGTCGCCAGCCGCGTTGCCGCCGGCAGCGTGATCACCGTGACGATGCTGTCCATGGTCGTGCCTCAGTCAGGCCAGCAGACGAATGGGGAGGCTGAAGCCGCCGCCCGTCAGATCGCGGTCGGGCTGGTCAGCACGTAGGCCGTGGCGACCTTCGCCGTGTCGGTGCCGGCGGCGGAGAGATCGGGTGTGAACTTCACGCGCACATGCCGCTTCGCCTCCGCGAGGTTGATGCCGAGCACGCCGGCGCCGGTGACAGTGCCGCCGCCGGTCGGACCGGTGAGCGTCAGGACCGTCTCGTCCGTGCCGATCTCGGCCCAGGCCGAGCCGTCGTCGCTGTGCTCCCAGATCGCGGTCACCGTCAGGGTTGCCGCCGCGGCGAGCGTCGCCGTCGCGGCGATCACCGCCGTGCCGGACTGAAAGCGGCGGGTGCCGAAGTTGTCGCGCAGGTCGAGCGCGGCGCCCGTCTGCTCGGCATTGTCGGAGCCGGCGCCGGCGGTCAGGTCGTACTCCGCCTTGCAGTAGACGGGCGTCATCAGGGCCGCATCGTCGCGGCCCAGCGCAGTGCTGATGGGCATGGGTCAGGATCTCTCTGTCAGGGGGCCGAACGAAGAGGGGCGGCTATGCACCCCTCCACTGGCTCAGGACGGCGTCAGCCGCCCCACTTCACGCCGGTGAGCATGCCGAAGGCCTGCTCGTAGCGCAGGGCGAAGTCGTGGCTCATGTCGAGCTTGATCGCCATCATGCCCTGCGCCCACATGTTCACCTGCTGGCCGCTGGCATCCTTGAAGGAGGCCTGGTCGGAGGTGGACAGGCGCATGGTCACGCTGTCGCCGATCATGGCGTAGCGGTGCGCGCCGAAGAAGATGTCGCCGCCGGCACCGGCCGGGCCGGTGATCTGGGTGGTGGTCGCCACCGGATAGCCCAGCAACGTCGGATTCGGCCCCTCCAGCGTCGGGAAGGCCTTCAGGTCGCCCTGGTACAGGTCCTCCAGGTACATCTTCACGGCCGGATTCAGGAACCAGGCCGGCTCGTTGCCGTCCACCGGCACGTTGGCATCCGCCAGCGCCTTCAGGATCTTGCGCAGATCGGCGCGCACCTGCGCGTTGGTCGGCGTGGTGCTGCTGGTGGCGGCGAACTTCTGCGCGGCAGGGATGGCGTTGGCATAGCCCTTCACCTCCTTGCCCACGCCGTTGCCGTAGAGGAACTTGCGGTCCTCGAACTCCGCCGCGGCGCGGATCAGCTCGTCCCGGCAGTAGGATTCGAGCCCGATCGTGTTGGCGTTGCGGAGCAGCTTCTGGCTGATCGGCAGAATCGCGGAGATGTCCTTCTCCGTCATATCGATCAGGCCGAAGGTGACCCCGGTTACCTGCCCCTGCTCGTTCTCGCCGACATAGCCGACCGTCGCACCGGTCTTGCCCTTCAGGTAGGAGGCATTGCCCGGCACCACCTGGCCGCGGCGGCGGACGATGGTGTTCGGCCCGAACAGGCGGATGATCTCGGAGGCATAGGTCGGCGCCACGAGGAAGCCGCCCCCGGCGTTGTCGTTCAGCGTCTGAGCACGCTGCACCGCCTCGGTCACCGGATGCCGCTCGCCGTAGAGATCCTTGGCGATCTGGCCCGGCGCGACAATGCGCCCCTCGGAGCGGAAGGCGAACTGCGACTGGGCATAGGAGCGGACGAAGGCGCCGAACTCCCAGCCGAGGTCGCGCCGCTCCGCCACCTGCGCCGGCACGGCGCCCGCGCGCCGTTCCACCGGATCCTGGGCCTGCGTCGTGCCCGGCTGCGGGGCGGGAGCCTGGGCGGCGGCGGCAGAGCGACGCACCGCGTCCAGCCGCTCGGCCCGCTGGATGTCCTCGTCCAGGGTCCGGACCTGGCCCTCCAGCTCGTCGAAGCGCTTGCGCGTCTCTTCGGTCAGCTCGCCCTTGGCGAGCTCCTCCAGCTCCTCCATGGCCTTGGCGCGCTTCTGCTTCAGGTCGGCGAGCGCGATGGTGCCGCCGAGCGCCCCGAGCAGGCTCAGCGACCAGTCGGCCGGGCGGAAGGTGCCGGCCATGTCGAGTGCCGCGGCCGAAGCAGGCGTGGGATCGAACAGCGCGACGCCTGCCAGCACCAGGCACAGCATGGCGAGCGCCGCGGTCAGCAGGCGACCGTGCTTCATCGTGATTCTCCGTGTGGTTGCCGGGCACCCCCGGCCAGGGTTAGCCCCGGAGCCGCAGCAGGCGGAGCCGAAGGGCAGGATCGCCGCCCGGCAATGCGCCGGCGCGGGATTCAAGAACCGACCGCAACGCGACCGAAGTCTTCGCATAGGCCGGCATGGAGACGATCGAGACCTCCCGCAGCGTCGCCGAGCGGTGCGCCACGCTGCGCAGCCGCCCGTTGTCGCCATAGGAGCGGAGCATGTCCTTCGGCACGAAGCCGAAGCTCATGCCCGGGTAGTTCTTCGCCCGGATGTTCTCCAGCGCGTCGCGGGCGAGCTGGGTATCCGGCAAGTCGGCCTCGAACTCGAGCCCGCGGGTTGCGTCCCGCAGCCGGAGATTGCCGGCCTTGGTCCGCGCCAGCAGCGCGCGCGTATCGTGCTCCAGGAGCAATCGGACATCGGCGCCCGAGCGCAACGTCTCGCCGAAGACGCCGGGCTCCAGCCACTCCTCGAACTCGTGACCGCCCCAGCTCCGGATCTTGGTCCGGGCATTGTACGGGGCCGCCAGGCCCTCGATCCGTCGGGCTGGCCGCCCCTCGGCGTCCGTGGCCACGCGGACCTCAACCTCGAGGAACCGCAGCTCGAACTCGGCCGGTATCTCACTGTCCCGGTCAGACATTGACGTCATCCTTGCAGACGATCCATGGGCGGGGGCTGGAGCGGACGTCCGGCTTGAAGCCGGCGCAAAGAGCCCCTACGTTCGGTATTGGGTGCCGGGTACGTTCCGGACGTTTAGTGCCAAGGCCCAGCGGCGCGAGCCGCCGGTGCACGAAGCGCCTGGCGCCCACGGTCCCCCTCAGATCCGCCGCTTCCAGAGCGTCTTGAGCGCGACCTGGCGCTTGCCGTGCCGCACCTGCTCCACGAGCTCGTATTCGTAGCGTCCGATGCGCGCCCGGTACCGGACAGTGGGAGCGCCGCCGCCACCGCCGCCGCGCTTTCCGACCACCTTGCCCATCCCGGCGATGCGCCCGACCAGAGCGAAATCCCGCGGCTTAAGTGGCGCCTGCCCCCGTTTCGCCTCTCGGTCGTGCCCCCCGTGGCTGCGCAGCGCGTGGCGGATGTCGCCGCTGTCCAGCACGCGGGCGTAGCCCCGAATGTCGATCCCTGTGGCCGCGCGAACCGCCTCGGCGTTCGCATCGGAGACGCGGCCCGCCTCGAGCCGCAGGGTAATCGTGCCGCCCTCGATGCAGCGCCTCACGTGGCGCTTCACCTTGCGCCAACCCGGGAAGCCGGAGCCGACCCATCGCCCGTCCGGCCCGCGCGGCTGATCCGGGCGGAAGGCCCGCTCCTCTAGCGTCTTCGACCGGGAAAAGGGCCGGCAGGCGGCGCCTCCGCCGCCGCGCCAGCCTTCCCAGCCAGGCCCTGGGCGGCCAGCCGGACCGGCACCGAAGCCGAGTTGATGAAGAGTTCGTCGCCACCTGGCAGCGGCGGGCGATTATCCTCGGCGCGCGCCTCGTTCGGCGTCATGCGGCCGTTCTGGATCGCCTTCTCCAGCACCTCGGCACGGGTCTTCAGGTCGCCGCGCAGCAGCTCGCTCTCGTCGTGGTCGACATAGAGAGTGCGACGCTCCTCCGGCGTCAGCAGGTCCTTCTGGATGGTCTGCGCCAGGTCCACCAGATGCGGCCGAAGGCAGTGCTTGTAGTGGGCAAGGTCGAGGTGCTCGACGTTCGAGAAGGTGCCGCGCTCCAGGTCATTGATCAGGTGTGCTGTGACCCGCAGGATCCCGCCAATGACCGAGCGGTTGTACTTTCGGGTCTCCAGGAGCTGCGCCCGCTCGTTGTCCTGGCTCATCGGCGTGAACCTGGCGCCACCGCCGAACACGCCGATCTTGCCGGCGTTGTGGCTGCCCGCGTAGGCCTCCTTCACCAGCTCCCGGAGCTTGCGCGCCTCCTCCGGCGGCAATGCACCCTCCACGCTCAGCATGCCGGAGAGGCTGGCGCCATTGGCGAAGGAGCGATTGGCGAAGTCGTTGGTCGCCAGCGCGCCGCCGATCGTCTCGGCCTGGTAGATCTGCCAGACCGAGACGCCCATCAGCCCGTAGTTCGGCCCGCGCAGCGGCGGCAGGTTCTGGACGTGGAAGATCTCGTCTTCCAGGAACACCACCTGGGCGCCACTCGGCGCCGAGACCCGATAGGCGCGGCGCTGCAGGCCGGAGACGGGGTCGGCGTACCAGAACGGCTGCACCCGCCCGTTCTCGACGGGGTGGAGCTCCCGGATCCGACCTGCCTGGTCCCGCAGCACCAGGGAGTAGTGATTGCCGTAGTGCAGCTTCTCGAAGAAGACCAGCTTCCAGAAGCCGAAGGCGGTCATGTGCGGGCAGGGCCCGACCGTCAGCAGGTCATAGAGCGGATGGTCGGAAGCGTGCTGACGCTTCGCTCCGCGCTCCCGATAGAGGTAGGCCGGGAGCATGGCGCAGCCCTCGGCGATGACGTTGTAGCAGGACAGCACCGTCTCGTGCGTGAGCGGGCTCTCGGCCGTCACCGTCACCCCGGCCGCGGTTGGCCCGAAGCCGAAGAAGGGCAGGTTCTTCCAAACATCCCAGGTCTGGGCGGAACGCGTCTGCTCGCGGCGCCGGAAGGGCCAGATACGCATCACACGACCCCTCCGAAGATGTTGTCTGCCGTCATGGCTGGAGCGCCGCTCTCAGCTGCGGTCGCAGCCCCCACAGCCATCGCCAACGCGACCATGCCGTCGATGCGGCCGCGCGACCGCTTCTTGTCGAAGAACCGGTTGCCCTGGCCGTCCGACACCAGCGTCGCATTGCCGGAGCACCAGGTGGTCAGACCGCTGGCCTCGATCGTGATTCCGTCGGCGAGAATCAGATCCTCCAGCGCTTGCACCGACCGCGGCATCCAGAGCTGGCGCTCGGAGTGCAGCCCTGCGCGCCCCTGTGCATGGCGGATCAGCTTAAGGCCGGAGCCAGCCGGCTCCTTCGGACCCATGTATTCCCATGTCTCGAAGCCGGCCTCGCGCGCCTCGTCCCGGAAGCCCTGGAAATGCGCGTTGTCGAAGGCCATGGCCTGCACGTCATGCTCGGCGCACAGTCCCTTCACCTCGCTGACTACGAAGCCCATGCCGATGGTCCGGCCAGGCACGGCGTTCAGCACGCCCTCCTCGACCCATTGGGCATAGGGCGCCTTGTCCTCCGTCTCCGCCTTGGCCAACCCTTCCCGCGGCTTCCAGTAGCGGAGCCGGGCATGCAGATGCCCGGCTTCGTCGCGCCACACCGCGGCGAGCGCCGTCAGGTCGTTCCGCTGACTAGGGTCCATGCCAAGCCAGCAGGGCTGGCCGCGCAGCGCCGCCTCATCCACCGCGCCGAGCACTGCATTCCAGCGGTCCTCGTCGATCCAGTAGGAGGAGGAGCCGACCGGGATCCCGAAGAACAGTCGCTTGACGGCCAGCGCCTTACTGGCAAGGCCGCGGGCCTTGTCCACCTCGCCCCGCACGTTCTCGACCGGGTACGTGATGCCGAGCGCGGGCAGCGCCTTGGGCCAGCAGCTCTCGTCCTCGAAGGGGTCGTCCCTCGGGTGGTCGACGCGGGCGATGAAGGCGAAGCTGCTGTCGTCCTTGAACTGGCCCTTGACGATGCCCTGGTAGAGCTCGCTGTACTCCGTGCCGACGAGCTGGTCAGCGGCCGGGGTGTTGGTGCCCAGCATCATCAGCGGGTCACCCGGCATCTTGGTGATCGCTGCCGACCACAGCTCGATGGCCGCCGCCGACTTGAACTCGTGGATCTCGTCAGCCAGCACGCCGGTCGGGCGCGGGCCGGAGATGCTGTCGCCGTCGGCGAGCGCCTGAAACTTTGACTGCGATTCTGGGTGCTCGATCTTCCACGCCATGTCGCCGGTCCCGCGCACGGTGACGATGCCGCGTCCCTCGAGCGTGTCGCCCTCATCCTCGCCCGGGATCTGCGCCCGGCACATCGCCACCGCGTCGCGGAACAGGACGTTCGCCTGGTCCTTGCTGCCCGCGATGGCGTAGACCTCGGCGCGAGGGATGCCCGAGAACCCGGTCAGGTAGAGGCCGACGCCCGCCATCAGCGGCGACTTGGCCTGCCCCTTGCCCGTCTCAAGCCACGCCGTCCGGTAGCGCCGGAGGCCATCCGAGCGGCGCCAGCCGAACAGCGAGCCGACCGTGAACAAGTGCCACGGCAGCAGCGTGAACGGCTCACCAGCCTTGGCGCCCGCGGTGATGGACAGCACGGCCGGGAAGAACCCGATCGCGCGCGCCGCCAGCTCCGGCCGCCAGTGCAGCCCCCTCGCCTCCCCGTCCTGCAGGTCGCGGAGGTGACGCTCGGCGGCGTAGCGGACGAGCTCGCCCGCCACTATGCGGCCCGCGACGGCGTCCTGTGCCCAAGCGGTTGTGGGATCAGCGAGAGCTGGTGCCGAGATAGTTGTCCGCTGCCGTCGCACGCTTCGCCTTCTTCAGTGCTTTGCCGGCGGCTGCGCGGCGGCGCGGGTTGAGGCAGAGCTCCATCTCCTGCGATGTCGCGTCGCTGTCCGCGGCGCGCATCTCCGTCTGCCAGATGTTCAGCATCGGGACCTTCGTCCGCTTTGCCTGCACCACCGCGCCGTCAGCCATCACCATGGCGGCGGCGAGGTCGTAGCGGACATAGGCGAGCACCAGGCGCTGCACCGCGTGCCGGTTAACCGGCGCGAGGGTCTGGCTATCCCGCAGCTCGGCGGTGACCCGCCCCCACTCGCGGTGCGCCATGGCGCGAAGTGTCTCGTGGCGGCCGTCCTCGCGGTCCGGAATGAGGAAGGTCCAGTCCGGCTCCTCGATGTCGGCGCCAGGCCCAGCAATGACCGAGAGGACTGGGACGACAGGGGGCTGGGCCGAAACCCCCCCTCCACTTTCTGCCCTCCGCGAAAATGGAGGCCCGGACCGGTCCGGACCCCCGGCGGCGCCAGAGATTAGCGCCCCCCCGGGGGGCTTGGTGGAGCGTGGCTTCAGCCAGGGATGCGAGGGATCCAGCGGGCGGCCCTGCGCATCACAACCGCGAACCGCCGGGGTACCGCCGCTCCGGCGGTCGCCCCTCGCATTCTCCTTCACCTGATTGTCGCAGTTGATGCAGCGCGTGATCAGGTTAGGCAGCGCGTCAGCCCCGCCGGCCCGCCGCGATACGATGTGGTCCACCGTGAGGCGTTTCGTGCTGCCGCAGCCCGGCGTGGCGCAGCGGTGCCCGTCACGATCAAGCGCCGCCTTGCGGAGGCGGCGCCATTCGGCAGTGCGGTAGAACGGGTCGCCCGGCATCAGGCCAGCTCGACCACTTTGCGAGGCACCGTCACCTCGCGTTGCCCACCCAGCAGTGACATGAGCAGGCGCACCCGCTTGCCACTGTCCCACAGGCAGACGCCCTCGTGGTCGGCAAATGCGCCGCCGGTGACCCGTAGCTTTGCCCCGGCTTCGATCAGCGCGGGGCGAGGGTCCTGCATGATCGGGCGGTCGTAGCCCAGCGCGAACAGCGCCTGCACCTGGCGGTCAGCCACAGGCAACGGGGCTTCAGGCCCCGCGCTCAGAAGACCCTTCACGCCCCGGGTGTAGAGGATGCTGCGCCAGGGCTGGGCGCGCCTGTCGAAGCGGACCAGCAGGTAGCGCGGAAAGGCGGGGACCGCAGCTGCGCGCATGATGCCGGGCCGCCAGGGCCGCAGCTCCATCACCAGCGGAAGGAAGGCGCCGAAGCCCTGATCGTCCAGGCGGTCCCGGACCTCGGCTTCGCGGCCCTGGTGCGTCTCGACGCAGTACCAGCGGCCAGAATGGCTGCCGCACTCCGGGAGCTTTCGCTCCGAGAGTGCGTGCCCAACCGTTACGGCGCCAGGACTCACGACGTCAAGCGGTTTATGCACCATCGTGTTCATCCCCCAGCCCCCTGCGCCGCAGCGGCGGCGCTTCCCCTAAGTCGAACGTCAGGGCGAGCCGCAGCCGGCCCTCGTGTCGGACAAGGCTGCCCGTCGGACTCGCGAGGGCACCTAGCGGGCGCCATCCAACGGCTGCGCCGCACCACACCTCGAGCCCGGCGCCGAGGCCCTCGAGCTCGCCACGCACACTGCCGATCAGGCGCGTGTCGTCCTCGGAGGGAGGCGGCAAGAGCGCGCTGAGGAGGTCGGCGTCAGCCATAGGCACCGCCTCTGAGCCCGCAGAGACGGGCAGCAACGAAACCACCCACTGAACCAACGAAACCACTATATAAGACATTGATATTATTAGTTCTGTAGGTTCTGTAGGTTTTGGATGGGGTATTCCCCTTTGATCCCTTCCCGCGTGTTTGGGGGGATTGCCTGCACGAAACCCACGAAACCCACGTAACTCCGGATTTCAATGGGTTAGCCGGCATCGGAACAGGCCACTAAAGGGGTTTCGTTGCCGTCGTTGGTGGGCTGCTCGACCACGGCGTAGCGGATGGTGGGACGTCCTCCAGCGGTGCCCACAGCGTTCCCAAGGGCGATGACGAGCCCGCCCTCGACCAGTGAGCGCAGGATCTCCGTCCGCTCCCTCTCGGGCAGCCGCCAGCCCTTCCGGAACATCTCCATGGCGCTGATCGGACCGTGCTTCCGGATGTACTCCAGGGCCCGGTTCAGCTTCGCCTCGTACTCGTTGTCGGCGACGTGCCGGCCGGCCTCGCGAAGCAGCGTGTCAACGCAGTGCTGCGCCACCGCCCTACCCCAGGCGACATCCTCGGCCTGGATCACCGGCACGGCCGGATCGCGGGACACGGCGCGAATCAGGGCCAGCTTCATGGCGTTCTCCGCCAGCCGGCCCGCGATGGAGGTCACGTAGGTGCCCTCGGCCTTCCGCTGCTGCTGGAGCTGGTCCTTGCGCAGCGCGCGGCGAGCTGCTGTGGCCTCCGGCGTCTCCGGCACGGTGAGAGGCTGGGGAACGGTGCTGGCGAGCATCAGGCCGGCGAGGTTGCCCGACTCGCCCGTGATCGGGTCGGCCGGGCCGGCGGCAATCGCCTGCAGCGCGGTGACCAGGTCCTCGCCGGGCTCGGCCAAGTCGGGATCCTGCTCGTCCGGATAGCTGCAGGGGCTGACGAAAAGCAGCATGCGGGCCATCAGGCCGTCATGCAGGTTCGCGCCGGCGACTGATGCCCAGAACTGGCCAGGCGTGGTCGTACCGTAGAGGCAGGTGTTCGGCTGGTGGATGTCCACTCGCGGCCGCCCCTGCTTCGACTGGTCTGCGTACTCGCTCCCCTGCCAGACGGTGTTCGCCGAGCTGTAGAGCTCCTTCAGGTAGGCTGCGATCTGGCGTCGGTGGCTGCTGGCCTTGTCCCCCAGGACGTCGGCCAGCCAGTCGCCGAACTCGTCGATCTGGAACAGCATGGCGGGGTGGCGCTCGAGCGCGGTCCGCATGGCCGCACCCGAGGCGATGTCGCTGCCGCCGAGGTACTGCACCAAGTTCGCGGCGTAGAGGCACCGGCGGATCTGCTTCCGGGCGTGGTCCTTGCCAGCCCCGCTGTCGGCCACGCCGACGGCGTAGATGTTGGTCCGCAGGTCCGTGCTGGTGCGGTACTTCCGCCCGGCCAGGGTGCCTACCAAGCAGATGCCGGCGGCGAGGGCGAGGAAGGGCTGCGGGCTGATGGCGGTCCGCTCGCAGTGATCGATGAACAGCCGCAGCGCGCCGGGCACGTCCATCAGCTCCGGAGTGACCGCCAGCGGCTTGGCCGGCGCCTTGCGCGTTGCCTCGCGCTGCAGGGCCTTCTGGGTGAGCGTCCACACGGCCGGGGCGAGCGGGGCATCCTCCAGCCGCTCCGGCACCTCCTGCGGCCGCCCCATGCCCTCCCGGAAAGCGCGCAGCAAAGTCCGCTCGGCGGCGCGCGGGTCGCGGCACCGCGGCAGCAGGCCCGCCAGAGCGTCCCGCAGCGCGCCCAGCGCCGGGCCCTCTTCGAGGTGGCCGGCACCCACCATGCCGCCGATCGCGAAGGCCGCCTCGTTGACCGCGTGATGCTTCTGCCCGTCGGAGGCGTTGCGGATCTGGTCGCAGCGCTGGTCCAGGGCGGCAAGGCCGACCACGCTGCCTCCCTGGTCCAGCCGCGGGCGGGGCGCCGCGGCTGGCAGAGCTGGCGCAGGCAGCGCCTCCGGCGGGCACAAGGCGGGCAGAAGCCAGTCCGGCACCTCCGCCACCGGCGCGTCGTCCGCGACCGCATAGCCGGGCGATGGCGGCACGATCACGTAGCCACCGTCCCCCCGCACGTCGATGCCAGGCGCGATCTTGCTGGCGCTGTTCTTCACCCGCTGGCCGGGCCAGCGGAGGTAGATGTGCAGCCCGCCGGAGCCAGTGCGGATGGTGCGGGTCTGCGGCATCCGATGGCTATTGGCGTCCAGCCAGGCGCGGCCCTGGGCGCCATCCTTCACGTCGACGTCGACTACCACCCAACCGACCAGCTCCCCGGTCGGCATGCCGATCATGGCGGCACCTGGGTTGGCGAACATGCGCCGGATGGCGGCCGCGTCCGCGGTTGCGTCCTTGAAGCCGTGCTCGGTCAGAGGACGCTTCGCGGCGTTGCACGGGAACACGGGCACCCCGAGCCCGACGGCGACATCGGCAAGCGTGGTGGCCGGTGCCAGCCCCCGCCGGGCCATGTACTCGTTGAAGCGGGACATCATGCGGCCCTGGTCCTTGCCAGGGCCTCGTTGATCGCCGCCTGCTGGGCGCAGAGGCTGTCGACGTAGCCGCCGCAGATCACCTCGATGAACTGCTGCCACTGCTCGGGCGTCCACCGCGCCATGTCAGTCTTGCCGAGCTTCTCGATGAACTCGCCGGCGCGGTCGCTCGCCGCGGCCATAGCGGCGAGCTCATGCTCGTTGGGGTCAACCATGCTGCGTCGTTCTCCCCAGATGGCCGAGCAGGTCGGCGAACAGGTTGGTGCGGTCCAGAAGACCCGCAGCGTCCGGAGCGGGTGCCACCACTGCCAATGCGTGGCGGGCCTGTCGCAGGTGCGGCATCTCAAAACCTCACCCCCACGATTTCGGTGTACTGACCCACGGGCCGGATCTGGATCGCGGTGGGCCTGCGCAGCTCGGTGGACACCGCCATCGCTTCAGCCACGTTCGCCGGGATCGGCGCATCGGTGCGCCGGCGCCACCAGCTCTCTGCCTTCTGCCGCGGAAAGCCTGCGTGCTCGAAGCAGATCCACTCCGAGTGGGTGGAGAGCCCGCAGTGATAGGTGACGCGCATCGAGGTGGGCTTGCCCGGCTTCGCATGCGGGCGGTAGTCGACGTGCACCACATCGCACCACTCGGGCTGCATCTGCGTGGACAGCAGCGCCGCGGTGGAGGCCTGCGCCGTCACCTTGAGCTCGGGCGGCGGGAATTCGTGGTCGCAGGAAATGCAGCGGCGCACGCTGGCGTGGTTGATGGCCTGGCACTCGGGGCAGGTCTTGACCGGCGCCTCACCCGGCTCGTCATCCTTCTCGCCCCGGTGCCCATCCACTGTGTCGATCGGGCCGTGCCGGGCCGTGTTGCCCGCGAAGTCGAGGACGAGGCAGTCGTCCTTGCCCGGCGCCAGGCGGGTGCCTCGGCCGACCATCTGGACGTAGAGCCCGACGCTCTTGGTGGGGCGCATCAGCGCGACCAGATCGGTCCCTGGCGCGTCGAAGCCGGTGGTCAGCACGTTGGCATTGGTGACGCAGCGGAGCCGGCCGGCCTTGTACGCGGCCAGGATCGCGTCGCGCTCCGCTGGCGGCGTGTCGCCAGTCACCATCTCGCAGGAGATGCCATGCTCTCGGATGGCGTCGCGGACGTGGCGGGCATGCTTGACGCCGGAGCAGAACACCAGCCAGGAACCGCGCCCGGCGCCATGGCGGACGATCTCGGCCACCGCGGCGCGGGTCACGTCGTCCACATCTACGGCAGCCTCGAGCTGACCGGCGATGAACTCGCCGCCGCGGGTGCCGACGCCGGACACGTCCAGCTGCGTCTCGGTCTGCTTCGGCACGACCGGGCAGAGGTAGCCCTGCTGGATCATCTCCAGGACCGGCACCGTGTAGGCGATGTCGGTGAAGATCCGGTCCTTCCCGACGTGCAGCAGCCCAGTGTCGAGCCGATACGGCGTGGCGGTGAAGCCCACCACCTTCAGGAGCCCGGCGTTGATCACGTCCAGGTCCATCAGGAACTTTCGGTACATGCTGCCGTCGTTGCGCGACAGCAGGTGCGCCTCGTCGATGATCACTAGGTCGCAGCGTTGCACCCGGCTGGCGTGCCGGTGGATGGACTGGATGCCGGCGAAGAGGATCTGCGCGTGGATGTCACGGCGGCTGAGGCCCGCCGAGTAGATGCCCGCCGGCGCCCCGGGCCACATGCGGATCAGCGCCTGAAAATTCTGCGCAATCAGTTCCTTGACATGGGTCAGCATCAGGATCCGGGTGTCCGGGAAGGCCGCCAAGGCCTCACGCACGAACCCGGCGATGACGACGCTCTTCCCGGTGCCGGTGGGCATGACCACCAACGGGTTGCCCGTGTTCTGTCCGAAGTAGTCGTAGAGCGCGTCGATGGCGCCGCGCTGGTAGCCTCGCAGCTCCATCACGCCTGCACCCCATCGCGCCAGGTGGAGCCGTCGCGCATGCGGTAGGCCACCCAATCCTCCCCGGCGTCGACCTGCTCGCCGGGCACGAGGCCGGGGATGTAGAGGTGAGCGGCGCAGCCGACGCGCTGGACCTGCGGCGTCAGTTCCGCCTGCAGCCGTGCACAGTGCCAGCCACCGCCGGCGACTGGCGTGGAGTGCAGGCAGGACCGGCAGTGCCGCTCCGGCACCGCGTCGCCATGGCAGGCGTCGCGGTGGTCGCAGAACCGGCACTGGAACCAAGCGGGGTCCTGGCTGATTCGCTCGGGCGGCTGGGCGGCACCGATAATGCGCTCAGCCTTGGCGACGATACGGAGGCCAGCCTCCTGGTCGCGCCGCACGCGCTCCTGATAGAGCTCGTCGGTGTCCTTGCAGACCGCGAGGTAGAAGGCGCGCTCGATGTCGGCCAGATGCATGTAGGCCTGCATCTGTGCCCAGTGCAGCGGCTTCGACTTCTCCACCCCCTCCGCCTGCAGCTTGGCAAAGGACTTGGCGTTGTGGGTCTTGAACTCGCAGACGTGCCAGGCCTTCGGCGCCTCCGGGAAGCCAACGGCCACGGCGTCCATGCTGCCGCCGAAGTGGCCCGAGCCATCCCGCACCACCCACTGCCGGCCGGTGTCAGGGTCCACGTCCAGAACGGTCACGCCGATCCGCCGGAGGTTCGCCACTAAGCGCGCCTCCTCGAGCTGGCCCGTCTCGAACAGGCGCAGCAGTCGGCCCGTGTGCCGGGCCCGGGTGGCCCAGCGCCAGGAGTACCAGGCGGCCCGACCGCAGGGACCACCGATCAGGGAGGCGCCCAGGTGATCCCGGTAGCCGCTCTCCTGCGCCGCCTCATAGGCCGCGTAGATGGCGTCCACGGTCGGGGTTGCCGGCGCTGGCAGGGCTGCCATGTTCAGGGAGCTCTCGGGCTTGCTCGACGGGTGGAAGCCGGGGGCGGGCCGGCCTCGAAAACTGAACCGCCCCCGGCGGCTACATCAGGCCGAGCGACGCCACGGCGCGTTCGCCATGGGCTGGCGAGCCGCGGGGGCCGGCGCCGGCTGGGCAGGCGCTGCGGTCTGAGGGCGCGGGGCCGCGAAGGCCTGCCCGCCGCCTGTCGCGGCGTAGCCCTTCACCACGTTCTGCTTCCGCTGCTCCCCGGCGGGCTTGTCCCCGTCGCGGCTGTCCGTCTCGACGTTGACGGTCGCGAGCATCGGCTTGAAGTGCAGCTCCTCGCTGTCGGAGACCTGCAGCTTGCCGACCGCGTGGCAGATGGCGGACAGCGTGCGCTGCGCGATCTCGACCGCCTTCTGGTTGGGGTTCACCAGGTTCAGCCGGTCCCAGAGCTTCCGGCCCTTCGCCGGGCCATCGACGATCTCGAGCTCCAGCCAGAGCATCTGCCCGCCGCCGGCCTTGGTGTCGCGCATCTCGCTCTGCACGATCTGCACGATGTACTTGCCCGGGGGGAAGATCTCGACCGGGGCCGAGGGCTCGACGTTGTTGGCATCAAAGGTGCCACCAAGGAAGGCCATGGGCGTTACTCCGCAGCGGCGGCGGGCGCCGCCTGGTTGGGGGTGTAGTAGGGAATGGCGGCCGCGAGCGCGGACCAGTCGAGCGGCACGCTGTCGGGCAGGCCGTACCGGTTCTTCGCCAGGAAGGCGGGGCGCTCGGTCGTGTAGAGCATGCGATCGCCGCCCCCGACGCCGCGCACGGCCTTCTTGTTGAAGCCGAGGTCGGTCTTCACCGTGCTGACCCGGTAGTTGGCGAAGAGCACGCAGTCGACGTGCTCCTGCACCAGTGCCGAAGCCCGCGGCTGCAGCTTGATCTGGTACCGGTCGTAGGGCTCGGTTTCCGGGCTGTCGAAGCGCTTGATCTCGCAGTGGGCCAGCAGCATCACGCCCATCTGCTTCTCGTCGCGCAGGGCGTTGAAGCCGTCGAGCAGGGAGCGCCACTGATCGAGCGCCGCGAGGTAGCCCTTGCCGTACCCGGCATCCTCGATGTTCGCCCACTTGTTCAGCCGGCACGTCTCGCGCCAGACCAGCGGCTCGAGCCAGTCAAGGCTGTCGACCACGACGGTCTGGAAGTCGTGCGGCTCGTTGTAGAGCGCCGCCAGGGCCTCCATGACCTCATCATAGGTCTTCAGGAGACCGAAGGTCGGGCAGCTGACCTCCGACTCCTCGGTCTGCAGGAAGACCGGGGCGGGAGCGTTGACGCCGAGCGTAGTCTTGCCGATGCCGTGTGTGCCATAGACCAGCATGCGCGGCGGCTTGCGGTCCGAGGACCGCTTCAGCGAAGCGAGAGAGATCGCCATCAGGCAGCACTCCGCTTGGCACGCTCAACCTTGAAGGTCGGGCGGCCGACGCCAACCGTGCGGTGCGGCAGGAACATGCCCTGCAGAGAGGACGGCCACTTCTGGAAGGCCGCCTCGCTGACCACCCGGCGGACCTGGATGTACTCGCCCGCCGGCTCGCCCATTTCGGTCAGCTGGCGCTCGACCGAGGCCAGGCCAGCCTCGTCCCACTCGACCTTCTTGGGAAGGTCGGCGCGAATCAGGAAGTCGCCGTCCGCCACGGTGACGGTGCCAGTGTCCTTGCCCTCCCCTCGCCGCAGCGCGGTGGCCTGGTCGCCGTAGCGGAGGGACAGGGCCTGGTGCAGCAGATCGTCCAGCCGCTTGGTGTCGGCCTTCAGCTCCGCCATGTCTTCGAGCAGCGCGGCGATCTGATCGACGGGCAGGCCGGCGGCCTGGTCGGCGGTCATATCGCGGAGCTGCGCCAGGGTGACGCGGTTGCTCACGGATTGGTCCCCTTGCCGGCGGGGGTGACCTTGCGCACCGGCCGGCTGCGGCGCGAAGGGATTGGGCCCGGCAGAGCCCAGAGCTCCACCAGCAGCGTGCCCTCGCGGCTGTCGTCGATTTCGACGGCGAGCCGGCGGCAGTACTTGTCATTGCGGATGGCGCCGCCGTGCTGGCAGGCGTCGAGCGACGGCTTGATGCGGTTGTCGATGTCCGCGGCGGTCTCGGGGAAGATGATGCGCGCCGCAAAGTGCCCGGCGATCCAGGCGCCGGCGCGCTGCGCGACCACTTCCCACGAGGCCGACTTCATCCAGTCGCGGAATGGGGCACGCTTGACGAGGCGCGCGCCCTCCGACGTCCGCTGGGGCTGCCACGACTTGTTCGCTGAAGGCGGCAGCGGCAGCACGAGACGAATGGAGGGCTCTGTCTCCCAAAGAGGCCCCCGGCCGCCGTCGCTGACGGCCGGGGCAGTTTGGGAGGAAACGCCCGCCTCGCGGGCCTCGGTGCGCGCGGCGTCGCCGCGCGGCATTGCGATGATGGAAGCGCTCACGCGACGGCCCGGATCTTGGTGCCGCCATTCGCCGATCCCGCGTCGGGAGCGGCACCACCCTCGCCGGCGAGCTCGGCCGCGAGATGCCCCTCCAGCGCGTGCAGCGCGCGCAGCGCGTCATGCACCTCGCGGTGGATCCGTTGCTTCTCTTCCCGCGTGACCACGCCATCCCGCCGTGCATCGGCGTAGGCGGCGAACATCGGGCCGGTCTCGGCGCCGAAGCGGGCGAGCAGCACGTCGAGCTCGCCCTCCGTCAGCGGCTCGCTGCGCACCAGCAAATGGCCGCCGCGGCGGGCCAGCTCGGCGGTGATCAGCGGCTCGCCCGTCAGGTCCTCCAGCCGCGCGACGACGTCCGCCGGCACATGCTGCTCGTGCTGAAGCGACTGGTAGTTGGAGAGCTGACTGCGCCCCACGCGCGTCGCCGCGGCGACCGCATCGATGCCGCCGGCGCGCTCGATCAGCGTCCGGGCGAGCGTCTTTAGGGCGGGGTCGATTCTCATGTGGACTGGATCCTGATGACACTGGCGGGGGTGGCGGGCAGGGTGACGGCATGACGATCCGCCGCCTCCTGCTGGACCTGCTGCCCGCCGTCGTGGCGGTGGTTGGAGTGTTGCTGGCGCTGGGCGGCGACCTGCTGTGGGGCGGCGGATGAACCGCGCATCGCATCAGGCGCGGGACTGGGCGCCTGTGAGAACGCAGGGGTTGAGACACACGGCAAAAAAGGGGCCGCGGCTCGAAGGGCGCGCGAAGTCCGTCGGCCAGGTCCGGCGACCACCAGCGATGTGGGGCGCACCTCAGGCCGCCTCCGGCGCTTCGTCGGAGGCGACGCGCGGTGCCGGACACGCGACGCCAGCGATGAGTTCCTCAGCGCGCTCGATGGAGGAGAGCGAAACCTGTCCTCTCCGCAGTCGGGCCATCCACTTATGGTCGCCCGTTACGGCGATGCCGAACTGGCGCTCGCTCTGGCCAATCTGGGCCAGATGAGCCTCGATTCGCTGGAGCAGGAGGTCACGCGTTCGCATGTCCGAGAGAATGGGGGATTTATCTCCCATTCACAAGGGGATTCTTCTCCCATGCATAAGTTCGCGAGGCGGGGAATATTCCCCCGCATGGCGCCCCCCGACCCGCTGCGTGATGCGATTCGCGAATATCTGAACCGGACTGGTGAGTCCGCTCGGGAGCTGTCGCTGAAGGCAGGCCTCAACGAGAAAGCGATCGGCCAGATCCTCAATGGCCGCTCGCAAAGCCCGCGGGGTCAAACTCTGGTACGCTTGGCCGATGTGCTGGGACTTCCGGTCTCGCAGCTCCTTGCACTGCCGCCTGGCGCCGTGCAGCAGGGCACCGCCGGCATCGAGCCCAGGAGGCGCCCACGAGCGCCCGAAGCCGAGCAGCCGGAGCGCGCGGCAACGGTGCGCGTTCCGGAACTCGATGTTCGTCCACAGGGTGGCGGTGGCGCCGAGATGCCGGTGCTTGACGGCAACGGCAATCACGCTGTGGTCGCTCAGTGGTCGATGCCTGCGGATTATCTGCGCGCCTTCGTCTCAGCTCCGGAGCACGTCCGGATAGTCCGGGTGGCCGGCGACAGCATGGAGCCCGAGTACCCCGCTGGAGAGAGGGTAGCCGTGGACACCAGCCACACCGTTCCCAGCCCGCCCGGGGTCTATGTTCTGTGGGATGGCTTTGGGCTGGTGCTGAAGCGGCTGGAGATCCTGATGGGGTCGGATCCGCCCCGCGTCCGGCTCAGCAGCATCAATCCGGCCTATCCGCCCTACGAGCGCTTGCTGTCGGAAATCATGGTGAACGGCCGCGTCATCGGGAAGTGGACGTGGCGGTGAGGGTTGGAGTGCACACCATCCTTTAGTCCGTTGAGGGCGAGCGGGCGCCACTGGCGGCCTAAGGTGAGAACCCAATCAGCGGCCGCTGCTACCGACCGTTCTCGGAAGTTCAGACGCGGCAACCGCATGTCGAGTGTCGCCGGCAGCCGGCCTTGCTTGCCGCTCGTCGCGCGCACAGAATGAAGCGTGTCGATGGAATAGGCAGCCTTGGTCACGCGCGCAACGGAGTGAAGTGGGGCGCCTTTGAGGTAGAATCACAGATGGCGGAATGGACCGACGAGGAGTTGCGCAGCGCGGTGCGCGCCTACCTCGACATGCTCAGTGCACAGGATGGTGGCGTCTCCTACTCAAAGGCTCAGATCCGACGCCAGCTCCGAAACGGGCCGCTCCAAGCCCGAAGCGTTCCAAGCATCGAGTATCGGATGCGGAACATCACTGCGGTGCTTGAGGCTCATGGTCGTTCGACAGTTAAAGGATACCTCGCCGCGAAGAATGTCGGCGACGGAGTCAGCACAAAAATTTGGCAAATGGTGCGCGAGACGGAATCCGCACCGCCACTTCCCACAGCAGGGCGGACGCACGCGCGACAGCATCTACCGCTCGACGCCCGGAGACGTCCCCGTCCGCCGGTCATCTACTTCAACATCGGATGGATGAAAAACTACGCCGGGCCCGTGCCCGACGATGAGACGATCGGCGGCCATCGTTACCTGGGCGCGCACCGGCACGGCGCTGAGTCCTACAATTTCGCTCCGACAGAGCATGGGACTGTCCGCGGCTATCGGCCACCCGGCAACCGCGAGCAGACCAACATCACGCGGATGGGTGCGGCAAGAACCGAAGCCGAAATCAAGGGTGCCCTAGTCGTTTGGCTCGCAAAGGAGCCTGGAACCAAGCGAACGCTGATCGTCGGCTGGTACCGGAATGCGACCGTGTTCCGAACAGCCCGCGAAGGCAGCTTCCATGTCAACGGCGAGCGCATCGAGTATACCGCCGAAGCGCGGGTCGAGGATGCAACGCTGCTGCCGCCGGTTGCGCGAACCTTTGAGGTGCGAAGCAGTCGCCTTCTTCCGGGCTCAGGTTTTGGACAAAAGCCGACCTGGTATGGCGCCGAGGCCGTCGATGCGCGAGTTTGGGCTTATACTGAGACGTATACTAAGTCGAGAGAAAAGCCACCCAACTCAAAGACTTCGTCCGGCAGTAAGATGCCGCCGAAGAACCCTGATCCTGAACTCCGACGCAAGGTCGAAAAGGCTGCTGTAAAGCACGCCATGGCCTATTACGAGGCGGAGTTCGGCAGCTCATGTATCATCGAGAGCGTTGAAACCGCCGCGAAGGGCTGGGATCTGGAAGTCTACAACAGCCCGGAGCCCCTGCTAGTCGAGGTGAAGGGGCTTTTAAACGAGGAACTCGTCTGCGAACTTACACCCAATGAATACGAGATGATGATGCGGCCGTCGAACCGCCGCCGTTACGTCATATATATTGTGAACAACGCCCTGGCCGAGCCTCCGGCCATGCCGATCGCGTCAATCTTCAAACATGCGGGCGGCGATCAGTGGTGCACGTCCGACGGACGCAAGTTGGTCATTAAGGAGAAGATTGCTGCAGTGCTTACGTGTCGCTGATGGGGTGAGCAGCGAACGTCTGGTAAGCAAGCCCTCTGAACCTGCTTTCCACCCCGAGCGGTGGTTCCTGGTGACTTCTCATCCTAGGCCTTTGGCCTCTTCGAACCACGACCCCGCTCGAAGCCCCGTCGCGCTCTGGCGGGGTTTTTCGTGGCCAGCGCGCACTCAATCCGGATAGGAGATTTTTCCCCTTGTTGGCGGCGGTTGGTTGGGGGATATTTCCTCTATCAACCCGGGGTTCAGCTATGCCCGCCGCCGCTTCCATCGCGCCGCCCGGCCCCTCCTCGCCCTGCCACCGGCGACCCGCGCCGTGCGCCCTGTCCGCCCGTGCGGCTGAGATTAGCGCGCGCCTGCGCGCCCAGGCCGCCGCCAATGAGCGCATCCCCTCCGACAGCCTGCTGATCGCCGCCGACTACGTGGACGAGGCGGCCTGGGCCGCAGTGGACCGCTGCCCCGCCGCGGCCCCGCCGCTGTTCAAGCTGGCAGAGGAGCTGCGCGCGGACGCGCCGCTCTACGCGCACCGCCGATTGCGCGTCTCCCCGCCAGGGAGGGCCGCAGCGTGATGCTCTGGCTTGCTGAGTTCGGCGGCATGGACGGCCCCGGCTTCCGCTTCCTGGTCTGCGCACCGCCTCGGCGCGTGTATGTGCGCAACCCCCGCACGGCGCTGCTAGGCACGTCCCCCGGCTCCTGCGACGAGGGGCTGGGCATGCTGGTGGCGGAGTTGATCCCGGAGCCCGGCGCCTCCCCAGGCACCCCCGTGCTGGCCAGCGTGGCGCTCGACAGTGGCCGGACGATCCGCGTGCAGCTGGACTGGTGCGCCGATGCCACCAATGTCGCGCCGCGTCGCATCCTGCGTGCCGCAACGCTGAACCGCGCCGGCGCCCAGGCCGGGGAGGCGCGGGGCGGATGAGCCTGTCCTTCGGCTCAGTCTGCTCCGGTATCGGCTGCGCGGAGCTCGCCTTCGAGCGCCTGGGCTGGCGCGGCGAGTTCGTGTCCGAGATCGAGGCATTCCCCCGGGCGGTGCTGAAGCATCGCTTCCCGGCCGTGCCGCTGCACGGCGACTTCACCACCATCCAGGCGGGCGACTATGGACGGATTGACCTTCTCGTGGGCGGAACCCCCTGCCAGTCCTTCAGCGTCGCCGGCCTCCGGCTTGGGCTGGCGGACGAGCGTGGAAACCTGGCCCTCGAGTATCTTCAGCTGGCTGACCGACTGCGCCCCCGCTGGTTGGTTTGGGAGAACGTCCCCGGTGTCCTGTCGTCCAATGGCGGACGGGACTTTGGCGCCTTCCTCGGGGGGCTGGCAGAACTCGGGTATGGGTGGGCCTACCGAGTGCTTGACGCTCAGCACTTCGGAGTGGCCCAGCGACGGCGCCGCGTGTTCGTTGTCGGATATGCTGGAGACTGGCGCCGTGCCGCAGCGGTTCTATTTGAGCCCGCGAGCCTGCGCGGGGATCCTGCGCCGCGCCGAGAGGCGGGGGAAGGAACTGCCGGAGCACTTACGTGCCGCCCTGGCCGAGGTGGCACGAACCGCGAAGGAGGTGACGGCAGCCTGATCGCCGGCACGCTCTGCAACAGCGGCAAGGCGGCGGGAAGCGCCACGCAGCAGGATGCTGAGGCGGGGTTGTTGGTCGCCCACACCCTGCGCGTGCCGTCCCGCGGAGCAGCTTGGCGCGGCGATGGCAGTGATAATTTCGTCGCCCACACCCTGCGCGCCTCCGGCTTCGACGCCAGTGAGGACGGCACAGGGCGCGGCACGCCGCTGGTGCCCATTACCTTTGACTTGGCGCATATCACCAGCGCCGCCAACCGGACGCGGGTGGAGCCGGGCCTGCCGAGTCCCACGCTGGCGAAGGACAGCCGGATGCACGTCGCCCAGGCGTTCGACGTGCTCGGCCTGCCGGCCATGACCGGTGCCCGCGAGACGGACGTTCACAGCGCACTTCGAGCCCGCCCACCCGGCACCAGCGAGGCCAGCACCACCACCGTCGTGCAGCAGGCCATGGCTGTCCGCCGCCTCACCCCGCGCGAGTGCGAACGGCTGCAGGGCCTACCCGACGACTGGACGCTGATCCCGTGGCGCAAGGGCATGGCGCCTGATGGCCCCCGGTACAAGGCTATCGGCAATGGCATGGCCGTGCCCTGCTTGGAGTGGATCGGCCAGCGCATCGCCGCGGTGGAGGCGCAGGCCGTGATGGAGGCTGCATGAGCTGCATCCCGAACGCCCGCACCGTCCTCGGCAGACTGCTGGAGGCGATACATGGGTAGAGGTAGCGCGATGAAGTGGAGGTCGATCAGCAAGGCGCCAAAGGACGGGAGATCGATCCCGGGCTTGGTGCCAAACCACGAGCCGATGCCGGTCTGGTGGGAGCATGGCCGCTGGGACGCAGAGGGCCACCCGGATGGTGTGGAGCCTACCCACTGGAAGCCGATCTACGCTTCTCCGGGGCGGCCGGATGAATGAGGCGCGCCTGCCAGGCTGGCCGCGCGGTCTGAGCGACGCCCTCGCCGCAGCCTATGTCGGTCTCGGGCAGACCATGTTCCGCGAGGCCATGGCCTCCGCTGGCATCAAGCCGACCTGGCTCACCAAGCGCCGGCGGGTCTGGGACATTCGAGCGCTGGATGCATGGCTGGACGCCAGGGCCAATGATGCGCCTATGCTACCGCGCCAGGCGCAGCACGCACCGGCCGCCAGCAGCTCATGGGATGGCGTGTGACCCTGCTCCGCCTCCGCTACGTCCACCGGTTCAAGGACCGGCACGGTCACGTCCGGCACTACCTCCGCCTGCCGCCCGGCCGGAAGCGGATCCCCCTCCCCGGCAAGCCCGGGTCGCCCGAGTTCATGGCTGCCTATCAGGCCGCGATCGCCGCGCCGCCGAGCGCCGAACCTGTCGCGGTCAAGCGCACCATTCCCGGCAGCATCGATGCGCTGGCCATCGAGTGGTACGCCTCGGCGCAGTTTCGGGCCCTCGGCCCGGTGACCCAGGGAACATACCGCCGGATCGTGGAGCGGCTCCGCGCCGAGCATGGCCACCGCATTGTGGCCGAGATGGAGCCCCAGCACGTCCGCCGTCTGGTGGCCGCCCGAGCCGAGCAGCCGACTGCTGCCAACCACCTGCTCCGCATCCTCCGCTTCCTACTCCGCTTTGCCGTCGAGGAAGGCTGGCGACCGGATGACCCGTCCCGGGACGTGCGCCGCGTCAGGCACCGGAGCACGGGCTATCACACCTGGACGGAGGATGAGATCGCGGCGTTCGAGGAGCGGTGGCCCATCGGCACCCGGCCGCGGCTTGCCCTCGCCCTGCTGCTCTACACCGCCCAGCGCCGCAGTGACGTGGTGCGCATGGGCCGGCAGCACCTCCGCGGCAGCCGGGTCGAGGTGCGCCAGGTCAAGACCGGCGCCACCCTACTCATCCCGATGCACTCGGATCTGCGGCGCGCCATCGACGCGGTGCCGAAGGACCAGCTCACCTTCCTCATGACCGAGGCCGGCAAGCCCTTCACAGCGAATGGCTTCTACATGCGGTTCGCCGAGTGGGCGGCCGAGGCCGGGCTACCCAAGGGCTGCAGCCCGCATGGGCTACGGAAGGCCGCCGCCCGGCGATTGGCCGAGGCAGGGTGCACGGCGCACCAGATCGCGGCCATCACAGGCCATCGCACTCTCGCGGAGGTTGAGCGCTACACCCGAGCGGCGAACCAAATCCTCATGGCCGACGCCGCCATCAAGCGCATCGGCGGCGGGGACGAACCCTGAACAGGATTGGCAACCCGCCCTGGAGGGTTGCCAATTTTGCCCTGTAACGCCTTGATTTTTCTGCGTCGGTAGGCCGATTGGCGCGCCCTGAGGGACTCGAACCCCCAACCAACCGGGTAGAAGCCGGTTGCTCTGTCCAGTTGAGCTAAGGGCGCGGTCCGGGCCGCTTCAGTGGGTCCAGTTCTCGGACCGGCCGAAGCGGAAAT